ATCGGCGCAGTTGATGGGGACGGGAGCACGGAAGACCAATCTTTTTCGTATAAATGCGGCGGAGAATCGTTTTTAAATAACCCGGTATGGACCAGCACACAGCGATGGCCTGGATATGGAGCAAATCCAAACCTTGCCGCAAAGGTAGGCAACAACTGGTTTAGTTTGATATATGCATGGAACATAGCGGAAAACAGGCTGACTAGCTATCTAAACGGATTATTAGATAACGCCATGTCTATTGATCCGACCGTCGCGGCATGGACATATCCAGTTTTTCAGGTGCAACTTGCGGCGAAAGCTGGTGTAGATCGTCAAATTGGTGGAATGCAGCACGCTGCGTTTTGGGATGTTGAACTATCCGCAAGCGAGGCCTTGACGGTTGGCCAATAAATTGCTAGCTTGCTGACCACAAACACCTGGATAAAACCGGGTGTTTTTATTTAGTATGATATAATACAGTATAGAACAAAATTTCAATATTTCAATTTTTCTGGAGGGAAAAATGAAAAGAATCTACAATTCCGTATTCGATGAAGAGACGTGGGTAAAAGTCAACCCGGCAAGCAAGTCTCTGCTTGACGACTTCCTGTTAGAACTCAGACAACAAAAGAGAAGCCCAAAGACGATACATCAGTACCGCGCTGATATCCGGGGGTTCCTGTGCTATGTATGCAGAGAATGGGGGAATCGAAGCGTACTAGAGTTAGGTAAGAAGGATTTTAGGCGATACTCCCTGCACCTAATTGATGATTGTGGGGTATCCAATGCGCGGCATAATCGGCTAATGACTTCGATCCGATCCATGATGGATTACGCGGAATCGGATGATGATCTGGACTATCAGAACAACGCGGTTCGCAAAGTGAAAGGTCTGAGTGCCGAACCCGTCCGGGAGATTGTATTCCTGAGCGATGATCTAATCTTGAGATTGCGCGATAGGCTCACCGAACGTGCGGAATACCAGAAATCCGCATTACTTATGCTGGCCTACGATTCGGCGGGCCGTCGGGGTGAATTGGCGCTCGTTGAAAAGGGGTCTTTCCTTTCTGCGCCAAAGAACAGCACCAACAAAGTGAAAGGGAAGGGTAAAAAGAGTTTTACCTTGCTATATTTCTCAGGCACCCAGAAAGCGGTGGAGTCGTGGTTACGGGTGCGCGGGGCGGATGATATCGAATCGCTGTGGGTGATTGGGACAGGGGCTAATAAGCGCGCGGCCAATACAGATAACTTGTACCAGTGGTTCACAGAAATGCGTCCATTGATTACAGAGTTAGGCGGCCCCGGCGAAGATTTCACGCCCCATTCAATGCGCCATTCCGCGCTAACCAATTACGGAGATGGATCCCATTATGTTTGCCGAGAGTTGGGCCGGACCGGCTTCCCAATCGAAAAGCTACGCCTGATTGCTCACCACGATTCGGTTGGGACAACCCAGAGTTACCTGCCCGACACGTCCGAATTAGAGTTGGAAGAGATGTTCAAAATCAGCCTATAACCCGATGTGCTATAATGTAAACGCCGGTCCAAATTCGATGGATGGGCGGAGATTGGCTACCGCGTATGGTAGCCAATTTTTTATGGAGAACTCATGACAGGACGTAACGACCCGCTCGGCATTCCATCCCCCGTATACAAGGACCTCAAAGCTAATATTGAGGCGATTGTCAGTCCTATGTCAACTATGCTGGCCTTCGCTACGGACACGGGCGAGTACGGGTATTACGATGATCTTGCCTCTACGTGGATATGGTCACCCGGTGGTGGGGGCACGGTTCAATCTATTCTTATCTATCACCGTAACGCCTCAACACCATCCCAATACGCGCCCACCTGGGCCGGATTGACCTCTGCAATCGGGGCCTTTGATCCTGCGCTTGACGCGGTAATCACAATCCCGCCCGTTGTGATTGTGGGTACGGAAATTGAAGTTGATAAAAACGTCCGTATTTCCGGATCTCTACCGGGCGCGCAATCCGATACTAACTATCTTATTTACCACTGCACGCTGGTAGGGCGGTTCAATGTATGGGATGGGTGCAGATTTACGATAGAAAACTGCTATGTAGTTGGCCCGGTTACTGTTGGCAATGGATCAACCTTCACAGGAAAACATTGTGCATTTGCTACTGGTGGCACGAGTATCTATGTGCCAGATGGTGCGGATACGGTAACGGTTATTATTGATCAGTCCGTAATCCAAGCCGAGGGATACGCGGTTGAGAGTGTCAAGACTGCGGGTACCCTGCTCGTACAACTTATAAATTCAAACGTGACCGGGGTTATTACTCAGGACGCCTATGTCGATCTTGAAATTTACGACGGCACGACCTGGGACCAGCGCGATGTGCAAAAGAACTCGGATTATTGGGCGTTCATAGGTATGAGTGCCGGATTCTTGACCACTGCGGCGCACGATACTGAGCACGCTGAGGACATCCGGGACGCGGCGCTTGTCAGGCACACACCCCGACCAACTACAGATGGGAACGGGATCTACGCGGATAACGGGGCGTGGGTAGAGGGGCCGCTGTCAACCGTATTGGATAGCGTATATTTACGCCTTGACGCTACCAACGACCCATTGACAGGCGATCTGACCACAAACGAGAATATCATCATCGACGCTGACAATAAAACGGTTCAATTCGGAGCCGGCCAGGATATGTCGATTGGATATGACGGCACGAAGGGGGAGATCAAAACTAACCTTATTGCGGCAAGTGATTTGCACGTTGCAACCGGCGCGGCCAAAACTCTTGTATACGATACGCCAGTCTACGAAGATTTGAATTTTGATGTTGCTCGTTCGGGTGGGCCTGCGGCGTCTCAGCCTGATTTCGTCATTATCAATAGCTGTGTGCATCGTGAGTTTACGAGCGCCAATAATCAGTTTTGCGGCGGCGTACAAGAAATACCGCACCATGCAAAACTTTCGGTTACGGTGTACCCACACACCCACTTTTTTCTGAAGGCTGGCGAATCCGCGGGCACGACCGGGGTGACATTTACCTTTTATTGGGAGTTACGTCAGTCTACCGGAATAACGAGCGGCAGCGTTCCATTATCCGCGACAAGCGTTCAACTTGCCAGCGCCGTAGGTGGGTACAAGCTCGATATCTACGATTCGACTGGATTCGCGGGTGCAGCCGAATTAGGCGCGCAACTTGCCTGTACAATATCAAGGACTGGCGGCAATGCTGGTGACGTGGTCGTGTTGACTTACGGCGTCCATTACCAGAAAGACACGCCAGGATCAAGACAACTTTCGGCAAAATAAACAGGAAAAATATGACCTATCCTAAAATTTGTGACATTTCAGAATATCAACCTGTGATAGATTGGCCCCGACTGGCGGAGTTAGGAGTCGGAATCATCGTCCGCTGTGGACAGTCTAATTTCGAGGACGGGCGCTTTCAGGAGCACTACGCAAATGCGCTGGCAGCAGGCGTGCCCGTGGGAATTTATTTTTTCTTCCAGCCCAACTTAGGCCCGGAAGTTCAAATCACTGAATTCCTAAGAATCTACAACGGCCTGGCAGTCAAGCCTAAAGTAATCTCGCTTGACGTTGAGAACATCGCGTATACCGACGCAAATGGAACAAAGATCAACATCTTGCCCCCCTCACCCGAGATTCATTCCGTTTGGTTGATGCAGTGGCTATCCGCGGTTGAGAAGGCGACGGGAATCACGCCCGGAATATATACCAGACAAAACTACTGGGATGAATGGGTGAGACGATCCGGGGCCAAAGTAAACTACAAGGGTATCGACTACACCTTACCCAATTGGTCCCATTACTGGTTATGGGTGGCGTCCTGGACAAACTATTCCAGCGACATCCGTATGCCGAAAGACTGGACTACATGGAAGGTTTGGCAGTACGAGGGCGGTACCGGGCGGCAAGACGGAATCGCCGGGCCTGTGGACCTGGACAGTTACAATGGTACCCAGGATCAAATGATTGAATTCTTTGGAAAGAAGGTAACAACTCCTATGGCAACTTTACTTTACAAGACAACCGTCAAGCAGGCGGATCGCGCGACTCTGTTTACCTGGCGTAGTGACCAGGCGCTAAAAGTCGCCCCCACCGAATTGGGCGCGAATGCCGTTATTCTTCGCATGGGCGGTTATGATGAATGGGACGCCGGACACAAGCACATGCCGGTTTACAGTGATCCAACCTTCAAAGGCCGCTTCAAGCAACTGGCAACCGCTGGTATCCCTGTGATTGGGCGTTTCAATATTCATGGGGGAAGATGGGGTATTGAGCAATTCGGTAAGGAACCGATTGAGTTTCAATCGTGCCCTGGCAATTTCGATGAAGCGCAAAAGCAGGATTCCGTCCGCCAGAACCTTGCCCTTCCTGGTTTGTTATCGTCCTGGTGTGACGGTAATTTCAGTATGGATGGCCTCTTTGCCAAAACTCTCAAGTGGTTGGATGTCAAGGCGATTGAGATTGGATCGACTAAAACAATCGGATTCAAAGACCAGCCAGTCAATGACTTCTGGCAAACCCTGAGCTTCAATCACACAGCCAACCCGCTACGCTGGCTGATGCTACGTGGCTACATCCCGAATGTCCCCATCATCCTGTATACCGGCCCGTGGTGGCTATGGTTGTACCAGAATGACTTCACCATGATGCTCAACAACGCGAAAGAATGGCTGTGGTTGCATCTTGGAGAGTGGACGCAAACCAACACCCGTGAATTTCCAACGCTGTCAGAACTGTGGGAGTTTCGGCCCGCCGATAGTTTCAAGTTCACATCCTACCCCGATCTATACTTTGAGCGCATTCTGGCGCACGAGTACAGTGACCAATCCCTCAAAGTGAAGGGACAATTGACAGATGCGAATGGCGGCTCGGTTACGGTATCCCTCAACTTGTGGAATGACACGCAGGCAGCAATGGGCAACTTCTTGGGCGCTACTATCACCCCGCCCATTGAACCCCCGATTGAGCCGCCCGTCACCGATCCGGATTTAGCCGCAGTAATCGCCCGACTGGCGGCGCTTGAATCGCAGGTAGCTAAACTCATTGCCGGCCTGAAAGCGGCGGTGTAGATTGAAAGTTACGCCCTGATGGGTTATTATGAATTTGTGAGGTAACATGGCTGAAGAAGACGATTTCCTACAGAAAAGCGTAACCGCAAAAGAGATCCCCGGTGTATCCAACGGCGCGGTGATCAACTTCATCGTGCCGTATTATGCCGGCTACGATAGAATCGCACTGCCCCCGGTACCCCCGCCGTATTGGAGTTACAGCCGGGATGCTGTGCTTCGTGCTACTGTTCATCACGAGGCCATGTGGGCCGGCGCTATTGGGATTGCAATCACAAAGGTGGCAAGCCAGGCGTTCAATATCAAAACGAAGCACCCCCGCAAAGCGAAGGAAGCCCAACAGCTTCTAATCGGCGCGGATGGATCGCGGGTGGGGTGGGTAGGGTTCATCAGCAAGACACTTAGGGATTTCCTGTGTCTTTCTGGCGAAGCAAGAATCAAGATGGGCGGAGATAGAATCGGGCAAACAAAATCGATTCGAGATATCGTCCAGGAAAGAGACCCAGGCCCGGTTTTGAGCGTTGATTCCAATGGCAGGATAGTCGAAAGACCAATCAATAATTGGTTTAAAAATCCACTTGGGGATCGAAAATGGTGGTGGATATCTCTTGAAAATTCAAATCATGGGCGCACTAATCCGGGCGGTATATTTGCAACCGATAATCACCCGTTCCTAACAACGGATGGATGGGTGGAAGCAAAAGACATCACTCCTGGAATGATGGTTGCAACTGGAGATTTTGATCCGTCAGAAGAACAAGCTCAACTCATGACAGGCACCATGCTTGGGGACGCAAGCATGAGTATGATAAAAAAACGCGCCGTTCTTCGTTTTGGACATTGCCTTGCCCAAGAAGTATGGTTGCAGTACAAGCAAGAAATCCTGTCTGGGTTTCAATGGACGGGCTATAAGGTAAACCCAAACACTCGAGGATACGGAAAAGGGCATTCCGTATCCGTTACAGTGAATAGTCGCGGCAGCACTGCTTTGATCCCGTGGTATCAAGCATGGTACCCAGAAGGGAAAAAGATTGTACCGCGCGAATATATTCAGAAATACTTCTCTCCAAGAATGATGGCGGCGTGGTTCTGTGATGATGGGTCTTTCCTTACACATAAAACGCGCGCTGGAAATTTTACCACCCCAACGATGAACCTTTATACAAATGGGTTTACTGTTGATGACGTGGAATGGCTTGCAAATTTCCTATCAGAAAAAGGATTTCCTTGCCATTTGACTATGATGGGGATGAAGAATGGTAAAAAATATCCTGTCATTTATGTTACAGCCGAAGGAACGCGGCGGTTAGTTCAATACATGGGATCTTATATCCCCGACCCTATGCGTTATAAACTTCCCAAAGACGCGCCCGCCTATGACGAATCTACGAAGTTTGTAAATCCCGCAAGTGCAGCTTATGATAAAGTTGTTTATAGTTGTCAAAAAAATCCAACGACTGGCATTTCTTATCAAAAAACAACTTTCAATATTGGGGTTGAGGAAACTGAAAATTTCATAGCCGCCAATATGGTTGTGCATAACTGTACCGACAATGGAGCGTTTATTGAGATCATACGCGAAACCAAATCTATTGGATCCAAGATCATCGGCTTGCGTCACTTAGACTCCATCCGTTGTCAACGCACGGGCAATCCTGACATTCCGGTTATCTACCGGAGTCGGGACGGGCGATTGCACGAGATGAAGGACTATCAGATCATCATGTTTGCAGATATGCCGGACCCCGGCGAGACGTATTACGGGGTGGGACTTTCAGCCGCTTCAAGAGCATACTTCGCTATCTACAAACTGGCTACAATCGAATGGTACTTACGCGAAAAGGTGGGCGGCCTTCATCCCCTGGCTATTCACATTGTCAACGGCGTGCTGGATAAGCAAATCTCGGGCGCGGTTGAAGCCGTCAAGAGCGACCAGGTATCGCGCGGTATCACGGCCTACATGGGCGCGGTTATCGTGGGCGTGCCCCAGGACCAACAGCCCTCATTGGTTTCAATCCCCCTGGCTGAAATCCCGGATCGGTTCAACCGGAAAGAAGAATTCGATATCGCGGTGCTCACTTATGCCAACGCGATTGGGTTGGATATCCAGGAGCTACAGCCCCTATCCGGGCAGGGCCTGAGCGGCGGCACTCAGTCAACGGTCCTGGCTGACAAAGCCCAGGGTAAGGGACTCGTTGCGTTTCGGCAGGCGTTCACCCATGCCCTCAATCATTACGTGTTACCTGATGGTGTGGAATTCGAGTGGACAGAGAAGGACTACCGCGATATTGACCAGCAGATCAAGATTAGCAAACAGCGGGCCGATGTAGCCGGCGTCAGAATTGACAAGGGCATTACCACAGCTCAACAGGAAATGCAGATCATGATCGACGCGGATGAGTTGCCAAAGGAATTCCAGACCACCGCCCACACGGCTGAGGAAAACTTGAGTGATACCGAAGACCCGGACGATGAAGTGGATACCGAATTACAGCGGCAATCGCAGACTACCACCCCGGCTACAATGGCCCCTCCAGCCTCTACGGTGCCCGCTACGCAAAAATTAGACATTCAAGATGTAATTGACAAGGTGACCGTCAAACCACGCTCTACGGCGAAAGAGGCGAAAGGGAGGCCGACTGACGACATTGACACCCTGCTCCGCTCTCAACTTGCAGCGGCGCGTAAACTGGCGATCAAATCCAAAGCGATAGCGACGGTACACAATGACCAGTAGCGCCGGCCTGCCCGCTGACCTGATTCCGTTGTTCGACGGATTCCAGGCGGATATCGTCAAGTTATTCGATGCGTTCCAATATGGGAACATCACCCTTGACCAGTGGCACACGGCGATGAGACTGTCTCTATCCCGGCACATCGCGGCGGCCTATATGCTCGGATCGGGTAAGGGTACCTTGGCTGAGACTGAATTCAAGCGGGCGGCGGATCAACTACGCAAGCAACTTGACTTCCTGGCTGGGTTCAAGGACACGATCAATATCGAAGTGGCCAACGCCACGGCGGCAGGGTACACCCCAAAGACGTGGTTTGATTACGAGGGGGCACCCTGGAAGGCGTGGAAGAATCGGGCAGAGATGTACACCGGCGCAATTGTGGAGCCGTATTGGGCGGGTACAATTGGAAGTTTGCCACTACCGGCAATTCCTGGAGACCTCTCAAGCTCCTGTGGGCAAAACGACCGCTGTTCCTGGAGGATCGTTCCTGTCCAGGGGGCAGACATGGCAAAGCCAGAGGGAGCGGACGGGGATTACGACTGCTATTGGGTGCTAGATCCATCTCCAAAAGTAGAGCATTGTTTCCCGAAAGGGACAACGATTGAGACTCCGTCCGGTAAAAAGCCGATAGAATTAATTCGGACTGGCGATATCGTGACCACTATGAACGGTCCCAAAAAAGTTATCACGGTATTCAAGAGAGAGTATAAAGGAAAACTTGTTACCGTAAAATCTGGTAACAAGTCTGTTTCCTGTACTCCCAATCACCCCTTTTTGACCCAAAGAGGATGGATTAGAGCAGACGAATTAAAGCCTTCAGATCAATCCGTATTGCTTGAGAGTAGCGATAACTTTATCTTTAGTAACGTCTTCATCCCAAATACGAATGACGGTGTATCCACAGGCGGTAAGATAGGCGTCCTGGGCGCGATCCCTGGCTTGCTGTTTCGCTTGCCTTTCGGTAAGTGGATTGAATCGCGGGTGACCATGCCAGTATCCGCCGTCAACCTGAATAATAAAATTTTCGATTTTTACATCGACAATAAATTTAGCCTTGATCATAAAATAGGACTCGTACCTGATTCCAATTTGGTCAAGAATCGTCATGAACTTTATTTCAAGTTTGCTTGGATGAGTCTTTTGGTATTCGCAAGACGATGCGCGGAAACTCTCAAATCTCTGCCTATCTTTCTCGGGATGATCTTCCCAAAACTTGTTCATCTTATCGAGAGATTCTTTGTTTTTCATTGGGTTGGATTCCGTCATGCGAACCCTGGAGGTTTCATAAACTATTCTTTTTGCCGTCTCTTTGCTGATTGTAAGATGCAAGTTGTTCGCTTTGGTCCTGACTTTTATAGGATCAAGCCCAAGAGCTTTTCCGACCTCTTTGCATCCATCTGTAGTGTAGTGAGACATAAGATACTCAATCTGGGAATCTGTCCAGCGACTATGTCGTTTATTTCTTATAACTCTTGGTTTAGACGTTGGGCGCGGGTTTCTTCTTGGGCCTCCACAGGTTGGGCAAGTATCGTAAATGCGATGAACCATATAACGCCCGCATTTTACGCAGCACCTTCCAATCTTTGCTACGTTTTTCTTGGAATTCGCATAGTTTCGGCACAAGATAGAGCAGTACATATGCTTGCCCCCTCTCGAATGCGGGATGAACTCTTTCCCGCAAAAGTTACAAATGAATTGCGTCTTGACAGTGTTAATCATAGATATATTATACCCAATAAACACGAAAGAGTCTACGTTTACAATTTTGAGGTTGAAGACGTTCATCACTATATCGCTAACGGGTTTGTCGTTCACAATTGCCAGCAATGTATCCAAAGAGGAATCGAATGGAATCCTCTCAAGATTCGCGGTTGGGAATTGGTCCTCCCCAACTATTCCTACCAGGTGAAAGAGCGGCTAGAATCTGAATTGATCGAAGCGCTAAAGGGCGGCAAGGGGAGCGGTAACTTTGGGCACTCAGGCCGGCCCGGTAAACACGGCGGCTCTGCACCACAGGGCGAATCGCTGGGCGACAAAGCCAAGTATGCGCGGCTGGAGGCCGGGCTGAAGCGGCGCGGCGAAAAGTTAGCGGCGAAGTTTCAGGATACCTTGCGATCCAATCCTGAGTATATGCAAGCGCAGGGGCGGATCAATGAGGGGCGGGCGCGAATCGTAGAGGCGGGCGCAAAGTTGGAGGTGTTCAATGCAGAGAGGCGGGCGCTTGATAAAGAGCGTGCCGCAATGGTAAGCCGCGTTGACGAATTGAGTAGAAACGAACTGACAAAGCGAAAAGAAGAAAGTGCATTATCCGCGAAAATGGTAGAGGCACGAATCAAACACCTTGCCGCTCCTGATGACACCCGACTCAAGAACAAATTAGACAAGCTAACAACTGAGCACGCGGCAAAGTTGGAAGAAATCAAGCAAGCTGAAGCCGAAACCAGAGAGTACAAGAAAACGGTATCTGCTCCAAGAGCGTATGCAATCATGGCCCGTGAGGACGAAATCTCAAACGAATCTAAGCAAGCTCTTGCTGATTTTCACACGGCAAAAAGCGACTACGAACAGATTGCCAGAACGGACGGGCAAAAGGCGCTGACTATTGCAATGCGAGCGGCTGATAAGTTGCGTCAAAAAGTTATGAGTGAAAGCGTAGGCGGCGCTATTGCGAAGATCAAAGCAGAACATCAGGCAGAACTTGATAGTATCCTTCCGTTGCTTGTTACGGGACCGCTACTTGATACGGAAAAAACGCGCGATAAATGGGCTAAACTTCATGATCGGGAAATTGAATTAAAAGGGCGTATACAGGCGGCGAATCGTCTTGGGGATGCAATGGGCGAATCGCTGTTCTCTCAGAATGAGGCCGGGCAGGCCAGGAGTGATGTCGACTCCGCTGTGATTTTCAAAGATAAAGTCAACGAGGGATTCGACGCATTCAATCGCCTGGCTGGACATAACCCACTCATGGAACGATCCCCTATAAAAGTTACTTACGACAATAGCGACCGGGCTTATTTCAATGGCGCGGGCATATCTGTCAATTCTCAGGTGGCACCGTGGCACGTCACCCATGAATTAGGCCATGCTCTTGAGTCTCGCGACCCCGCAATAAACGTGCTGGCTACCGAATTTCTCAGGTGGAGAACGGAATACCAGCCAGTTGAAAAACTAAGAGACCTTACCGGATACCCATATCGAGATGACGAAGTAGCCATCAAAGATAGTTTTATGTCCCCTTACGTTGGTAAGATTTACGGGAATCGCGATCACCCGGCGGCTACCGAGATTGTGTCGATGGGTATCCAGTATATGATGGATTCCGAGAGTAGATTTTACATGTCAAAGCGCGACCCCGAATATTTCAACTTCACTTATGCTTTACTCCACCTCGGGAGAATCAAATGACCATCACCGACCAGTTCGCAGAATACTTTATCCAATCCCTCAAGGGTGGCCCCGGCAGCGGCAATTTCGGCCATTCCGGGCGGCCTGGCAAGCATGGGGGCAGCGCTCCGCAGTCAAGCGCATTTACAGACGCGGCGGCGGGCGAATCATACGACAAGGTGAAATACGCCCGACTACAGGCGGGATTCGAGAAACGCGGGCGGCAGGCGGCGGAGCGATTCAAGTCAGAATTGCGGGCAAATCCTGAATTCATGGCAGCACAAGAGAAGGTAAAGGCGGGCCGGGCTAAGGTGGTAGAAACGCAATCCAGGGCGGAAAAGGCGAAGGCCGCGACTCGGACGGTTAGTGTAGAGGATCAAATCAAGGCGATAAAGAAACAAGGGACTGACTTAAGAAAAGAACTGGCGCAAAGGAAAGCAGAGAAGGACACCGCTTCAGCCAAGAAACGCGAAATCTACATAGAACAAAAAGCGTCCTTAGATGATCCGAAATACTTGGAAGCGCAAAGCGAGTATGACGCGAAAAGCGATGCGTATTATAAAAAGTTTTTCGAGTACGAAGATTACAAGCGGAATCTAAAAAGCAAACTGGCGCACATCAAACTTGACGCCAATACCCCGAAAACTGATGACGCCAAAGCGGCGGATCTTGACGCCATAAAGGCTGAGGTGGAGTATAAGATAATTTCTGAAACAGATGGGCGGCGGGCGCTTGAGATCGCAATGGATGCAGCGGCGAAAGCCAGAGATAGGGCAATGCCGCAAAAAGCGACCGGCGCTATCGGAAAATTTCGTGAAGAAAACCAAAGAGAGGCGAAAGCCCTTATTCCGATTGTACAGAAATATATTGACAGGGGAATCGCAGGGCTTAGTGATAAAGAGTATGATGAATACATGGAGATGCATACCAAATTATCTGAATTAACAGATCGCACTTATGCGATTGATAACATCATGAAAGGCGGAGATTCTTTCCTTGATCACGGCAGCCCAGGCAATGCCCATCCTGAATCGCCATCAAATATAAATTCAAGCGTAGCTGATGGATTTACCGTGTTCAACAAAGTGGCTGGTAGCAATCCCCTTATGGAGCGCACGTCGGTTATTGTGAAAGCGATTACAGGGCGGGCGAGCGCAAACGCCGATGGAACGCAAATCAATATTTCTAAGCATGATTCTGCCGGAGTCGTGGCTCACGAGCTAGGCCACATCTTAGAGGACAGGGATCCGTTAGTGCGCCAATCAGCTAAGGCGTTTTTGTCAAGTAGAACGGGAGGCGAATCGCAACGCCCACTTAAACAAATTACCGGCAATCGCGCTTATGGATCCAGTGAGTACGCAAAACAGGATAAGTTTATCAACGCCTATATGGGTAAAATCTACGATCACGGCTCTACCGAGATCGTCTCTATGGGCATGGGCCAATTCGCCACGAGCGCCGGACGGTGGGAGCTTGCCACCAAAGACCCTGAATACTTCGATTTTATGTATGCCCTGCTTCATATCGGGCGGGTTTAGGCTATTCTAAGATGGAGTATAATAATCCTATGGATAATTACCCTGTAATCGAAGTTCACAAGGTGCCCGTCACCCTCACCCCGGACGGGTGGAAGTCTGATAACGATCTTGTCCAGCAGCTTATGGAGCTTGATCGACTGCTCAATCCGTTTACGGGCTACGCCCCCTATCCGCTCAACGAAGAGGCCACCCAAGCGGCGGTGCGGGTGGAGGGTAAGGTTGTCCACCTCATGCCGGAAGAACCCGCGGTTGAGGGGCGGGTATACTAATCACACTGTCATAAATGGACACTGCATAACCATGCCCCCCCACGCCTACACCCTCACGATTCCCTCTTTCATCCTATTCAATAAACCTGAATGGGATGAAGCCGTGGAACGGGCTATGGATATGACGGCTGAGGATATCCGCATTGATTTCCAGGTTACGACTCAGACATGGAAGGGCAAGCCCCTATTCAAGATTATCAATAAGGGTGACGCCGAACGGTGGATCGGGACCGATTCGGATATTTACCGTTTCGTGTCTCATGGTACAGCTATACGCTATGCAACCATGAGTGGGGATTTCTCAGCAAAGACCACCCCCGGCCACATTGGCAGTGTCCAGGGTAAGGGCGGCGTAGTTTTTATCAGTAAAAAGCATCCAAGACCGGGTATAAAGGCCCGTAATTTCGATCAAGTCATAGGTGATAAATGGACCAAACGATTCCCTCAACTTCTCCAACGTTCGATCAATACCCAGGCACAGAAGATCAAATCGAGGTCCCCGTAAGCCTGGACAAGTGCAAAGATTTTCATTGCCGTAAGTGCCATTCGGTTATAGGGCAAACTGACGGGGTACGATTGAATGTACGCAACGACTCGGCTAACTGGCTGATATTCCCCCTCATGGTTACGCTGATCTGTGGTAAGTGTGGTAACACCGTAAAGTGGAGGCCGGTTGGGCTGAGATAACGGTATTTGACTATTATGCTATAATGTACTTAGGCCGGTGATTATCTCACCCGCGGATATTGGCAACCGCTCCGATTGGAGAGGTTGCCTTTTTTGTTATCAGGAGATGCCATGCCCGAATCTGTTCCTTCTACCGCGCTTGACGCTACCTTACAGGTGGCGCTGAATAACCAGTTCAACTTCGAGCGCTATTCGAGCGCCGTTTATCTGTCCTTAGCGGCCCACCTCGATATGCTCAATATGGTGGGCATGGCCGGCTACCTGTACAAACGCGCCGGAGAAGAGGAAAGCCACGCTAAGCGATTCCGTGAGTACATCATTGACCGCAACGCCGAACTGATTGTGGACGCTCTGTCCCGCCCGGATGAGATTGCGGATCTCAATCCCATGACCGCGGGTCGCGTGTCCTTTCAGGCGGCACTCGATCACGAGCACAAGGTCACGGTGAGGATTGAAGAGCTATCCGCGCTTGCGGCCCGTCTGGGCGACCAGCGTACCCGCGAATTCCTGGACTTCTACCTGCCTGAGCAGGTGGAAGAAGAGCGCACGCTTGAGGAAATTATCACTAAATTCAGTCTGGCTGAGGGTAACGGCGCGGCCATCCTGATGCTTGATAAGGAACTGGGATCATGAAACCACAATTAGATTGGATCTTCACTACCAAAGAAATGTCGCTTGACGATAAGGCCGGGCGCATTCGCAAGGCTGTAACTGACAGTCTCAATCCCACCCCCGTCAATTACTTCTCGATTCCAGCCGGCCCCGACCAGATGAACGCCTATTGGGTCCGAGAGATTTACCCCACCTATGCCATCGCATGTAAAGACGGCGAACATTTCAAAGTGAACTACCATTGGGAATGGGATGAAGTGAAGATTGACTCCGGCCCCATTCCCGTTGAAATGGCTTGGATTGAAAAGGTGGTGCCGAATGCCGTATAAGTTGGAAGAGGCTGAGGGCGGCTGGTTTGTCGTCAACTCGGACACCGGTGAACGCAAGAGCAAAAAGCCACTCGCAAAGAAGCGGGCATTGGGCCAATTGCGGGCATTGTACGCATTCGCCCCGGACGCCAAAGCAAAAGAGGCGGCGGATATGGAAACCGTCACCTTCCAGATCACGGCCCCGGCTGATGTTCTCCAGCGATTCGCGTCATTTCTCAAAGATGAATTGGAAAGCGCAGGTGAAGGTGAGATCGAAGACGCCGAAGAAACAGAGGCCCCGGCCCCCAAAGCGAAAGAAGTTAGCGCCGCCCCCACCGGTATCCCCGCTCACGGCCCTAGTGGATTGTTCAGCACCCCCGGATTGGGCGGCAAGTTGGTGAAAGCGCGGATCGGTAAAAAGAAGCAATCCCGCAAAGAATGGGGCGAACTTTTCGCCGCCGCGTTCAAAGAGGCCGCGACTCATGCCTGATATTGGCTTATCCGTTTTCAAAGATAAGACCGGGCGCTACCGTTGGGTATCCCTGTCCTCGAATGCGTTTCAGGACTCAGATCGTGAGATCGTAAGCACGAAAGCGCTAGAAGAGGATGTAGACCGGGCGGATAAAGAAGGCGATTACGGCCCGCTCCGCTGGTGGCACCTGCCAGGCGCGGATATTGGCGACTGTGACTTCAATATGCTGTACGGGCGGATGCTGATCGAATCAGGCACCTTCCGGGATGAGCGGATCGGCCAGGCCATCAAGGAATCGGGCGCGGATCATCAAGTATCTATTGGATTCAAGCACCCCCCCACCGAACCGGTTGCGGGCGTGTTTCATCACATAAGAAGGTTTGAACGGTCATTACTGCCGTCTGGCAGAGCCTCCAACGGATTGACCGCATTTTTAGTCAAAGGAGTTGACGATATGGCAACGCAAAAAGAAAAAGAAGGCGTGTTGCGCGATCTGGTTGGTGATGACCTCGCTGACAAGGTACTGACCGAGGCCGCCAGCCGCGAAAAGGGCGCAGTGGAAGCGGGTACAGCTTTCAAGGAAACTGACGCCGAGGACGAAACTACCAAAGGCAAGATGCCCCCGGAAGTTTTAGCGGCCCTGCAAAAGAAAAACGAGGGCAAGGGCAAGATGCCCCCCGAGGTAGCGGACGCCCTGCAAATCGACGGTGACGAAACCCCCGAGGAAGAAGCCGCCGAAGTGGAAGTCGAAACGCCGGTCAAAGGTAAGCTCGCTAAGGGCAAGGCAGTCGTCAAAAAGGAAGCGGATGAAACCGAGTCCGATTCCGACACCGATGAACTTGACGCCCTGCTTGCCGAACTGGAAGAGGAAGACGCCGAACCCGCCAGCGAATCCAAAGAGATGCGCCTGCCCGAGTTTTTGGGTGACATGCCCACCTCCCAATTTGCGGGGATGTTAGCCAGCGCGATTGCCGGCGCGTTCCAACCGTTTTTTGAAACTCAGCAACAACTGGTCACGAGTATCAAGGAACTGAAGGAACAACTCAACGAGACCACCACGACCAAAGAGGCCGCGACTCAGGCGCAGATCGCCCACCTGGAAGAGGCCGCCGCCACTCTCACCAAAGCTACGATTGACACCCGCCAGAAGTTGAAGGCGATTACCGGCGATATGCCGAAGGCCGCGAAAGGGTACCGCGCATCGGAAGATGAGGGTACCGTAATCAAGGAAGACAACCCGCTCGCCCAGGGTCCTCACTCGGATCCCATCGCGACGTTTATCAATGATTTTGCCATGAAACAAGGAGTCTAACATGGATCCGAAAGACCTCGATTATCAGAAATTAGCAATGGCTATGTTGGAGCAGGCCGGCACCCGGTACAAGGGTGTCTCCTCGACTCCGTCCGCGTCCTACGGTCACGGCCCTGCCGGCCTGTTCTCTTCGCCCGGCCTGTCCAAACCGCTGTTCTCGGCAATGGTCCTCCCCACGATGGGCCTCCAGGGTATTCTGGAAGTGCGCCCGACCAACGAGACCAACCCGCTGTTCGGGATCATCACCGGGGTCACCGCGTCGGCTGGTAGCGAGGCTACCGGCGTTTGCGATGATCCCCCGACTGCGGGCACCATGAAGCTATGCACCCACCAGTTTGTGTTGGGGCGCTTCAGCCGCATGAGCCGGGTCTATGATATCGACCGGGCCGGCAAGACTGTCAACCGGGGTGAGTTCCTGGACTTCAACGTCTACGGTAACGCCCTGAATGGCAGCGCTCCGAACCCGAACGTGCCGAACATGCCCGGCTTCAATGCCAATGCCATCGCTCAGAACGAAGTGAGCAAAGCGCTGTATGAAATGGGCGTTTCCTGGTCCCGTGACTTCGCCAAAAAGCTCTACACCGGCGCAACCAGCAACAACACCGCGCAGGGTGGGTACAAAGAGTTTTACGGCCTGGAAACCCTGGTCAATACCGGCTACCGCGACGCTGAGACCGGCACGGCCTGCCCGGCGTCCGATAGCTACATCACCAGTTTCGGTAATGCCCTGCTCAGTACCAATGCCGCCGGCTTCATTCGGAACGTGACCTATATGTTTCGTAACCTGCGGTACATCGCCCAGAAGTCCGGCCTCGCTCCGGTTACTTGGGTCATCACCATGCCTTACGGGATGTTTTATGAAATCACGGAAGTGTGGCCGATTGCCTACATGACCTACCGCGCTCAGGGTCTGGTCCCGACCGGGTCCACCAACTACGTCACCGCCAGCGACATGGAAGCCATGCGTGAAGCGATGCGCGGCGATCTGGAGAAGTACGAAGGCCAGTACCTCTTGATCGACGGCATGAAAGTGCCCGTGAAGATTGACGACGGTATCCCCGAGACCGAAAATCAGGACGGCACGTTTACCGCCGACCTGTACTTCATCCCCATGACCGTCTTGGGCGGGCAGGTCGTGACCTTCATGGAATACTTCAACTACGACGTGCCGGGCGGCCCCGTGGATATGGCGAAGGTGTTCGCCCCGAACGACTCGTTCTATACCACGGATAACGGGCGGTTTTTGTGGCATAAAAAGCCACCGACTAACTTCTGCGTGCAGTTGTTAGCCAAAACCGAGCCGCGCTTGATCCTGCTCACTCCGTACCTGGCCGGGCGGTTGTCGTCCATCCGATATTCCCCCTTGATGCACCAGCGTTCGCCATTTAGTTCGAGTTCGTACTATGTCAACGGGGGAAAGACGCAGGGAGACACCACAAGCCCGTCGTATTACAGTCCGACCGCGTAACAACGCGTTTGATAAAATTTTTTCAAAAAAAGGTACTCCAGAAATGGAGTACCTTTTTTTTATATATATGTGGTAAAATAAAGGGAGAAAATAACACTAAAAGGAGCGGAGTTATGATTGAAATAAAAACAAAAAGAACGGGAAAAGTTATATTTATAAGCGACGAAGATTTGGATATGGCTGATTGGGGGTGGTCCGTTAGTACAGTGGGCTATGCTTACAATCAGCGGGTTGGGCTGATGCATAGGATAATCCTTGCAAGAAAGCTAGGAAGGGAGTTGCTAGACGGCGAAGAAACAGATCATAAAAACAGAATTCGACACGACAACCAGCGTGAAAATTTACGTCTATCTACTTCCAGTCAGAACAAAATAAACCGTCCTTTACAATCGAATAACACATCTGGTTACAGAGGGGTTGATTATTCAAAGAGACATAATAAATGGACTGCCCGCATAAAAATAAACGGTAAATATACCCATATTGGATCTTACGAATCCGCAGAACTTGCCGCCGCCGCTTACGATAAGGTTGCAAAAGAAATGCAAGGTGAATTTTTTATTGGGAACGGAATGGATTCGGAAACCGTAAATAGTGTTGTTGTACCGCAAAAAAAGATAAAGCCAAAAAGAGATAGTAATATTCCGACCGGGGTTTATTTCAACAAAATCACAAAAAAGTGGTTTGCTGAGATATCGAGAAATAATAAAAGAAAAAAATTAGGTCATTTCGATACTATGGAAGAGGCCGGATTAGCTTATGCGAAAGCCGCTAAAAATATAGACGACTTAGAATCGATTCAGTATCAAAAAATTGATATTCATCAAAACAACACGTCCGGGTATCGCTATATTTATTACGAAGCCACCAGTAAGAAGCCTAAAAAGTGGAGAGTTATTATTCGTATAAACGGAAAGCCTACAAGCGCGGGTAGGCACGCTACACTGGAAGAAGCCATAATCGCCCGCGACGCTAAATTGGCTGAGATGAAGGAAGAGGAATCATTGCAGATCAAAGCGAAATCCTCTTGATTTACAGTGTATATTATGATACACTGAATTCATGTTCTGGAGGGAACACCTATGCCAAATAAAAAATATGCTATCGCGCTTCAAAAGTATATCAAGGACGAATCCGGTCACTCAATCCCCACTTGGATCTATCACCCTGAGTACGGCACCCATGATCGCAATATCGACGCAAAGCGGGCTTATGCCGTTTCGTTGGCCCCATCGCTGAAGGACGCCACTGACGAATTCGTCAAGAAGTGGTTTGACTCGAAAGTGAAATTCTTGGGCGGGATCAAGGTCATAGCGGGCGTAGAGGAAAACGGTACCTTTCATGAATGACTACCGCCCCAACATCACCAACAAAAGTTACACCTGCTGCGAATGCAAACGGAGTAACGTTCGCTTATTCAGACCCTACCGCTCGTTTCACTTTGAGCTTGTGTGCGCGGGATGCCTGCTCAAACGTAACCGGCGCTTATCCTACATCCCCGCGATTCCGATGGAGGAAAGGAACGGGTACCACAATGTCGGATCAACCCCGCGTAAGGGGATTATATGGTGGCGAAAGTTGAAGGGAGAAACATGCGCGAATTCGATGTGTATCATCGCAATAGCCCGGCCCGAGCGGTTATCTGTCTCAAAGAATGGGCGGAATCGCCGGAGTCTGCTTTGAGGCAAAGCCTGGACTACGCCAAACGCTGGAATTGGACTGAGACGCGACCTAATATGATTGTCAAGTACCTGGAATGCCAGGGCGTCAAGTTGAATGTAAGCACAGGGCAAATAGAAAGTGAGGCAGTATGACAGAGCACCCAATTTTATTCTCAGGTGAAATGATCCGCGCGATTCTTGCGGGCACAAAAGTACAAACCCGGCGTGTCGCTAAATTTCCCGGCCTGAATCCGGTTGAATTGGCCGAAACGAAGTCTTTCCACCAGGATGGCGGCGGGAATTGGATCGGATGGAGTTACGACGCGCCCGACTTGGCTGAGGCTACGATAAAACTTTACCCTACCGCAACCGGGTTCAAATGTCCATACGGAAAAGTTGGTGACACCCTATGGTTTCGAGAGACGTGGGCGACTCCCTTCTCCAGCGCCAAACCGTCCAACCTTGACCCCGAACGATTCCGGGGCAAGATTATCTACCGCGCGGATATTACCCCCGGCGATTCCCGCGACTCTCACTATGACTGGCGACCCTCGATCTTCATGCCGCGGTGGGCCAGCCGGATTAGCCGGGTGATTACTAACATCCGGTTGGAGCGGTTGCAGGATATCAGCGAAGAGGACGCAAGGGCTGAGGGAGTCCATCATACAAGCCAAGGATACCGGTATTCCTACTGTATGCTATGGAATGAGATCAACTCAGCCAGGGGGTACCCATGGGCACAAAATGACTGGGTTTTTGTTCTGGAATTCGAGGCGGGGAAATGAACGACTCAATCACAGGTTCAATCCCCCTCAACCCCAGCCAGGCTGATGAACAACTCGGACGCCTGGCCCGCCTGATTGGCTTGGCCCCACGCGTGCCCGTTGACGTGTACTCCCTGCCCGGACGGTCGCCAGTCGAACTGTATTGCGGCGTGCGCGTTATGATCGCGGATTGGGTGCCTGTAGGGACGGTCATCATTTCCAGTATGATTCCACCGGATGAGGGGGAAGGCGAAGAGGCAAGGGAGCAGAGAGAGGCGGAGAACGAAAGGCGAGTCGGGATAATCTACAATCTGAATGGGTAAACGAAAAGAGCGCCGGATTGGCGCTCTTTTGATTCTAGGGTGGTCCGTAATGGACCTGCCTTTATTCTTTCACCACACTGTAAAACTCAGCCCGCCCGCCTAACGCCTGCTCCATAACCTCCAGGAAGCACCGACACACGGCGATTCGGGATGTTTCCGCGAATTGGTAGACCATCTTCCCGTTCTTGATCGCCCGGCAAATATCGGAGCATGGCGCGTCCATCCCTTGCAACATTTCGATTGAGACACTATAGCCCATGCCGCGCATTTTCTCAGCCAGATCGTAGGCGGAGTTATCGCCGGGCCAGTCGGGCAGATTGTCGTATCCATGATCGGGGTGATACCATTCATCCTTTCGGACATATCCAGGAATAACGCTACTCTCGCAGTCTCGCTTGTACCATCCAAACCGCGCGGCAATCTCAAGTCGCAATTCGTTAGGCGTAAGTTCGTTGATAGGTTTCATTTGTTGATAGCCCTCCATAACCATGCTTTACACCGGGCTAACGCCTCTGTTTTTGAGTAGTAAAGCCTATTAGGTACCTCGTTGACTGGATTGACGATAGGGTTATAAATCTCACACCAATACATACTGTTCGGGGCCTTGCCACTTTGCCAGGCCGGAATATCTTTGAACAGTTCGGATACTGCATTGAGATCGGCGGGCCAATCGGGCATCACGTTCGGCAATCCGCTTTCGTCGTGCGCCTTGAAATTTAGACACGCCGCAATCTCCAGCCTCAGCGCGGCGGGGTCCATTCGTTCGATCTGCTCACGGGAAAATTTAGGCATTGATGTCCTCCGGTAGTTTTGGCAGTGCCATCCAATAGAATATTTCTACGCTTTCAGCGCCAATCCACGCCCTTTCAGAAAAGTCTAACCCGTCCCATTCGACTTTTTGAATGGAGTATTCGCCCCAATGCCCGCCCTTCATACCGTGCCCAATAACCAAGAAGTCTTTATAGGCGTCCTCTTTCTTTGGTTTACCGTCCCAGATCGGAGTCCACTTTCCTGCCAGCCACTCTTTGACAATCTCAGCGATTGTCGGCCCCGTGGCGTTCCCGAACACCCGCGCGGGGTTATCCTTATCGGCGTTAGGATCATAAACGAAACGCGCGCCGGCGTCGTAAGCATTGGCTGAGTTGGGGTAAAATCCGGCGTCATTCAGTTCCTTGAAGATTGAGCCGCGCCAATCTAAGTTATTGTGCTTGTACTGGTACCCTGCCCCGCGCAGGGCCTGAGTGAGTCGCCACATCGAATCGCGCCATGCTTGCTGAGTCGTGGCGTCCGGTAATTCAAGATAGCAAGAGGCGGTGTCGTTGGCTACGGCTACGATTCGATCCAACTCCACCGTCCTTGCCTCTGCCTTATCCGCCTGCTCCATTAGCCACCGCACCAGATCGCCCAAGTCGGGCAGGTAGTCTACCTTATTCGCGGCCTGATAGCGCTTATCAGCCTCAACCGTGCGCCTGTGCTGCATCTCGATCAACTGTTCCAACTCAGCTACGCGATTCTTGAGACTAAACGCCCATTCAACGTTGCAGGCATTCAGGCTATTAGCCAGGGACGCGCCCGGCTCGGCATTGCGGGTATCGCGCAGGTTGGCAAGATCGGATTCGAGTTCAGATATTCGCCCCACCTGCCGCTTGATCTGTTCTGCCTGGGCGTCCTCAATCGGGCGCGATTGCCACGCATCGAAAACAAACTCAATCATCCTGAGCGGGCATCCCTTGTTCCCGCAATGCACATAAATCCCTTTGTCTGTTTCATCTTTTACGGGTTGTTTGCCGCAAGATGGACACGGTTTCGGTTCATCCATTCTTCACCTCCGGTAACGGAACATAAATACACTCGTGATTTTTCAACCCGATTCGACCGTCCGGGTCGTGGTAGATTTCAAACCCGGCCCCGCTCAGGGCTTTCTCGAATTCCGCGATTTGCGCGGCCTGTGACTTGATCGTGTTTTGATGACTAGAACTAACAAGCGCGTCCTCCTCTATAGACTGCTTGAAGTATTCAATCGTTTCGGATTGAGACTTGATTTTCTCTGCCTGCTCGTTGTACCGCTGAATTTCGCGCTCGTGCTGGGCGGTGAGGTCGGCTATTTCATTCTTCAGCCCGGCGCGTTCGGCGTTGCGGCCCTCTACCATGCCGTTGATCGTGGTGACAAGCTCGGTTACCTGGACATTGAGCCGGCGATTCTCTTCGGCGGTCAGATTGTGCTGCAACCGTGTGCGCTCCAACTCCAGCAGCCAGGCGGGCAGGCTATTCATATCGGCGGGTTCCCCCGGTTGACGGCGGATATAGGCCAGGATTTGCGCCTGTTCGCCGGCGGTCAGGGTGTCGGTTACGTCAACGAACTCCCGGCAGTCGCAGAATTCGCATTGACCAGGCGTATTGCGGCGGGGAAAATGACAGGATTCTTTGTGCCCACATCTACAGGTTTGAGTCATGCTTTCTTCTCCAGTTCCCTTATGTATGCAATCGCGGCGGCCAGTTCGGCGGCGATCTGCTCCGCAAATTCGACACTCAGCCCGCCGGACACGGGGGAATCGTCGTCTTTGTACCACAGACCGGAATCAACATCACGATTGATCGCAACAAAATCTATGAACGGGTCGTTTTCCTTCTCATGTATGTTGGCTGTAAATTCAATACCATCCTGGATAAGCGTTTTCTTGACGGTTCTGAAGCGCCAGCACACCGCCACGCATTCCCCGAACAACTTGAGTATGCGATTATCGACTTCAATTTCTCTGCTTTCTATTGCCATGTGCCCTCACTTTATTAACAACGGTTGAATGATACCTTCGCTAATCACCCGGTCAAATGGAACGTCACCCGATTCCTCTTCTCCTGTCCATTTGTCAGGCCAGGTATTTGCGGCGATAAGCTCCAAGATTCGGGCGTGCTCTTCGGGGTCGATTAGCGAGATTACCGGGCGGTCATTGGCCTGGGCATAGGTGTTGATTTCGTCCTGGATTCTGAGGACTTCGGACAATCCCCATAGCCGGGCGTCAATCGTGAGCGGGCCAATCCGGTGAAGGTTGGATACCAGACTGCCATCCGCTTTGCGCTCTGCCTGTACCTTGCGTAGACGGCGCGGCGGGGTTCTCAATTCCGCATAGATCGGTTTCAGCCGTTTGAGCGGAGTTAGGTACTGCCAGTCTTTCTGCACCAGGATTCGATCAAGCGCAACGTCTTTACTCGCAACGTTGCATTCAGTACATCCCGTGCGGGAGTCTTTGTCCTCCAGGTCGGTACCCTGCCCGTAGATTGACGATATTCCTTGCGTTGGCAAGCCGTGATTGGGGCCATAGCCTTCCAGTAGATCCCACACGTGGCACACCCGCCAATGGATGATCGGGGCCATGACGTCAGCTACAGACGCCGGGGTTGTCTCTTGATAGTAGCCCTGCCCGCATTCGGCATCCTTGCCACAGGCGATTGAGATTCGAGCGTCACGCGCGGCGCTTTCGCCCAACCGGACGCCAATCATACTCAGGAATTTCTCGCCCGTTTCGGCCCGCAGTTCATTTAGGGCAGCTACCATCGGCACGATCTTCAAGTTTCCAACGCAATAACGAAACGTCGGGCTGGGCGGCGGAATCCCCCGCCCGAACATATACACGAAAAAGCGGCGGTCAAGATCGGTCTTGACAATCCGCACCCGGTACCCGCGTCGTTTCACTTCATCCAAAATCAGCATAGCCGAATGATGCAGGGGCAACAACTCCAGCCCGGTATCGGCATAGAGGACGGTCAATGTCTCAGGCTTAGGCACGCGCCCGGTCTCAATCAGGTACAGGACGATCGCAAGGGTGGCGCTCGAATCTTTGCCTCCACTGAATGAGATTGACCAGTGTTTATGGGTGGTGGCATAGGCCAGGATTGACATGACGGTATACTCGATACTGTCATCTAACGACATACGCGCACCTTCAAATAGGCTTTCTTGTGATCGACTCATGATTTACTCTCCGTTGTTTCTTTACCGATAACGATTCCAGTATCAAGCCAATACTCATTCTTTGCTTGACTCCAGGTTGTTTGATTGTAATTCGGATAACTCAACAAGTATTGATGCACCCGGTAAGCCTGTGCGCCCGAATAGGTGGCATAAAGTTTACGGGAATAGTAGCGCCCGTTCTCAAATGTGTAGGTCGTGGCCCGCAGTACGAATTGACGCCCGGTATGGAAGTACAGCCAGTATATCGGGTGGCTCGCTTCAATCGCCGTCACGATTGGGCGAGTCGGGGTCCATTCTGGCTTAGGCTTTTCACTCATGATCTACCGCCCGCTTCATCCCCTCCACTACCTGCCTAATATCTCCCGGCGTAGCGTCGCTGCCGTTGACAATCTGCTCGATATCTATTGGGTCTGTGCTTTGCCCGGTGATAATACGCTCAACATCGCGCATTTGGAAGCTGAGAGAGGTTTTGCATATCTCAAGGATTCGATTCAGCTTGTCTTGTGCCCGCTCCAATTCCTCGGACGTGCGATTCGCGTTCATCGCCCACACGTTGAGATTGTGCCGGGCCTGTGCACTCAGGCTGCCCCACTCTTGGGCGGTCATGACTGGCGTGCCGAGGGTCAACGGTTGCGGCCCCATCCCGACCAATCTTGCGTACTTTTCGTCAGTGGTGTGCCCGTCCCAAGTACGCCCGGCCTCACGTTGAAGGTGATCGAACAACCCCAATTCATCGCTTTTGACGTGCCAACTTACCTGCCCCGCTGGCGTGTCGATGATAACCACCCACTGCCAATCCGGCCCCCAATCCGCGCCGGTGTGGCGCTCTAAACTGGCGGGGAATAGCTTGGACAGGAAGGCTACAACCTGATTGCGCTCGTGATACGCCCCGTCTTTTTCAGCGGTCATTTGTTCAAATTGCGTAGTAAGCGCATCCCGAAAAGTAAGCGTACTTTCCCGCTCTTTCAGCAGGGACGGCACGAGAGTCGCACACAGGGCCAGATAACGGGCGTAGGTTTCGGCGTCGATCCCCAGGCCCATATTGCCGTAAACTTTTGCGGTAACGTCACCGTCCGAGTAAGTCAATAGATCATCCGATGTGCTTTCGATATCGTTTAGGATAAGCGTCAAGTTCGATTCGTTGCTTACTCCACCCTGAAGCGTAGCAATCAGCGACTCTAACTCTTCCAGGCACTTGCAGCACACTACAGGCGCATGGCAGTTCGGGCATGTTTCGGGGCGTTCATCAGACATTCGCGGCCTCTTTCAGAATATGGGCGCAATAGGCCATAAGTTCATAATCCATTGCGATGATTACAGTTTCCCCGTTTGATCTTTTTGTCCTGAAGTTTTGCGGGTCAATGTCCCACCCGTTTTGTTTTGCAACTTCACTGACAAGGCTGAGGTTTTCCGGGGTATCTTCCATGTGAAAATCGTTGCAGCCGTGGGATCCATACGATTCGGCGGCGTCCTCCAACAACCGGGCGGCAAGTTTCAAAATGGCCGGCTGAATTTTTCGCTTATTGGCGACTTGATACCACTGGTACGCCCCGCGCCCGTCTCTCATGGCGGCTACAATGGTATCCAGCGACTCTTGATCATTGAACGCGTCCGGGATGGTAGCCAGGATTTCCTGGACTACATTGAGGATTGGAGCGGGAATCGCGCGGATCGCCTCTCTCAACTCGGGGGTCACAATTTTGTCGAATTCCTTCTCAATCGCGGCGTCAATATTCTTGACATCATCCGAATTGAGCTTGACGCGCATTGTGGTCACGGGCTGATTGGACAGCGCCATGAGTTCATCCATGACGGCGTTGAATTCATCCAATTGCGGCGATCCGCCGTAGTCCGGGTGGGTTAGGAATCCTTCGGCCCATCCCTTCGCTTTGTCGATCCAATAGGCGCGGGTCTTATTGCTGGTTGGCATACTTCACCTCTCTTGCTGATTTCATCATTTCACCCATGCGTTCCTGGAGGATTTCGGCCCGCAATTTCAGCAGGCCGCGCGCGTTGTCGTCAATCTCAAGTTCGTGCGCCACGATCACCATTTCAACCAGACGCAGGGTCTTGTTATCCTTTAGCGCCTCTTTCAGCCGTGCCTTGTCGTTTTCAGACAGGTCAAGCAATTCCCCGAAGGAGTCGCGGGCTATTTTGCGAACTTTGTTTTTGTCGTCAAGCGTGATGGTCATTTCGCCTCAACTTTGCGGATACGATTCGCGGATACTTTAAATTCACCTTTTTCAGGGGTATAAACCGTACAGGAGCCGCCGTCGCAACTTACGTATATAGCAATAGCGTCATTGTCGATGATCACGTTCTCTCCTGGAATGAACCGTTTCCGTAGCCATTCCACAGGCACGGTCATTTGGTAGCCATTCTCGATATTGAATACGACGGCTTTGCCGTACTCGGGGCTGCCCCGGTAACTCATGGGTACATCTTCGCCGGTGTAGGGGCTGTGCATAATCACAATTTCGTCAACGTAAAATTTATCGACTTTGATATCCAATTCGGTATCAAACCGCTCTTGCGATTGGCCGTGGGTATCAACCTGTTCGGCAATAAACTTCAGTAGTTCGGCGCGTCTATCTTTGTCCATCGTTCGCTTTCCTCCATTGCAGATAAGCCTTGCAGATTGCCACGCGCAGGTTTGCGGTTGCGCCCTGCTCAGTTGAGCAACTAGACAGAATAGGTGCATTTTTCCATGAGATCAATGCCCATGCTTCATAGTAACCCGGACGATATTTTTCTCCCACCCATTTCAGCCCAGTTTGAATTGAATTTCTATCGGTTCCAACGATGTCATTGACCAGCGCCGCGCAGTCTGAATCGCTATTCGGCCAATCGGGCAGAGTCACCGTGTCGAATTGCTGGATATCACAACCCTCAAAATCAGGCGTTTCAGCGATGATCAATCCTTCGGGAGTCGGGCCATCAACCGTGCGGATATTCTGCCAGCCTTGCACCTCTGCGATTGCCATTCTCAGCTCAGCCAGGGTCATTTTATCGAAGTCAGACATGGTCGGCCTGCATTTTGTGCTGGTTGGCTTTGGATACAATCATCTCGGCTAATTTGACGTGATCCCGTTCTTGTGAAATTACGGCGGCTACCCGGTGGGGTCCCAGGAAGATCAACGTTTCGCCGGCGTCACCGTGTACAGCCCGGAAACAGGATAGCGAGGTAACAAACCAATCCCCGTTGGTCCGAATGCGATTCTCGATCTCGCACCCGCAAACCGTGGCGATATCGGCCAGAAAATCAAAGGCTTGTTTTCGGTTCATACTTCCCTCCAAAAAAAACACCCCGCCCTATTGCGCAATCTCACATCAATTTCGGGCGGGGTATTTACCGGGCGCAATCCGGTGCCGATTTACTAATCTGTCATACAGTATAGCACGTATTACACTATAGATCAAGTAGCAAAGTTAGCCGGATTGGCGGCGAATTCAAGGGCCTTGTCAATGCCGTTTCCCATGAAGCGGGCGTCAGGCCAGCGTGAAAGCCGAACGTGCCAACCATATTTATTCGATTTTGGATCGTACCCATAAAATACGGTCGGGCAAGATTCGGCGGGAATTGTTTTCTTTACCGTCTGGATAATTTCTTCGGTGTTATTCATGCGGTTTATTCCATCCCTATCATCTTAGGCTGTATCTCACTGGTTCGCTTCTTTGCGATTTCGAGTAGATACTTGAGACTCAACTCAGTCCCAACAAAGCGCCGATTCAGCTTCGTTGCGACTCTGCCAGACGTGCCCGATCCTGTGAATGGGTCAAAAACTAGGCAACCGACCGGCGGCTGAGGCGGGCAGGTGCAGGATTGGCGGAAGCCGAGGGTTTCTTTTGTGGTGGTAAATCCGGTATTCATGACACTTGTTTTGCCGTGATTACCCTGCGCAATGTCTATTTTCTCTTGCGTTTCTGGTGCCCAATGCTGTTGTACTTTATCGCCGTCCTGAGTCACCCTCTCCCACGCTTTGCCGCAAGCAGGACAGCACCCGCCCTCACTTGTCCCGGCGCGTATACACTTATCCACTAGCGCCTCTGGCATCGTGGCAAAGTGCGCTTCTTTGGTGGGCTGAGTCGCCAGGACGATCACATCTCGCATGTTGCGGCCATTTGTGTAATACTTTTCTGTTATTTCTTCCTGGCTGATTTCGCCGCCCATGAATCCAGATTTACCATGTCTACCGTCACCTTGTGCTTGTGCGGTTTTCGGTATCACACTCTTGCCCCATTTTCCAGACGTGGGGCTATTCGGCTCTCGTACTGCCTGTTGGTCCCAAACGTAGCTTTCCGACTTCGTGAGAACGTAAACCATCTCAGTTGACTTCGTGGGCCGGTCTGTAACCGATTCCGGTAGCGGGTTTAATTTTACCCACGTTATCCCGGATCGCAACCACCAGCCGTCAGCCTGAAGCGCCAGGGCTACGCGGGCAGGAATCATGCAGAGGTCTTTTGGCTTTAGACCGGCGATTTTTTGAGAGGTTGGAGGTAAAAATTCCTGGCTTTCATAGGCCGGCCTATTCCATCTTGCCTCTATTGCTACCCGTTGACCGTGCTTTCCAGGAGGACTATTGGGATGATAATTGCCCCAACTTCCAGCGTAAGAATCGCCCAAGTTGAGAAATAGAACCCCGTCGTTTCTCAGTATCCGGCGTACCTCACGAAACGCGGCTACCATATCACAGACATAACATTTTCCACACGGCGCACCCGTAGCCCATCCTAGACAATCAGGGACGCGCTCTAACCCAAGTTGCCCGTCTACATTGTAATCGCGCAACCCCCAATACGGCGGGCTAGTCACGCACATCTGGACTGAGTTATCAGCGATTGGGAGATGCAGTGCGTTAGCGTTCAGTAATAGTGCCATTCGCCGCTTTTATCGCTTCCATCATGTCGATAGCGAACTGGTGAGTCCAGGTGTCCGAGCAGTACCATTGCGATATGTAGCGACCGCCGGGGAACTGTTGCCCCGCGTACCAGCGCCACATCGTAGGAGGGGAGATACCGAGTAGCATTGATAGGCCAGACATGCTCACCCCTTTGAGTTTCATGTACTTTTGAATGACTTCTAACATCGTTTCGCTCCTTTTTTGCATTGTACTATAAATCATTGACAAATACAAGATATGGATTATAATTGATTTATGTCATTCAAGGATTTCAAGTATAGGTTATACCCTTCCAAGAAACAAGCGTCACTGATGGACGAGACGGTTGAAACGTGCCGTCGCTGGTATAACGTGTGTCTTGAAGATCGAAAGAATGTCTGGGAGAAAGAAAAAAGAAGCGTTAGCAAGTTTGAACAAGCTGCCAAGATCAAGGACTACCGAAAAGAGAATCCTTATGCTTTCCGGGTTCATAGCCACATTCTCCAGGTGGTGGTGGCTGATTTAGACAAGGCTTTTCAGGCTTTCTTTAGGCGGGTAAAGTCTGGGGGCGCTCCCGGATACCCACGATTCAAAGGAAAGGGGCGATTCAATAGTTTTGGCCTGAAAGAATACGGGAATGGATTTCGTGTTGACGGGCGCAGGCTGAAGGTTTCAGGTATTGGCCGAATCCGTGTTCGTTGGCATAGACAGATGGAGGGAAAAATAAAAACCATCCGAATCTGCAAGCAGGCCGGAGAATGGTACGCTTGTTTTACTTGCGAAATTCCCGAAAAACCCGCACTTCCTGAGGCCGGTAAAGCAATCGGAATCGACGTTGGTATTCACCACCTGATTGCCACGAGTGAAGGTGAAACGATTGAGAACCCGAAGTATTACCGGGCCAGTCAGAAGAAACTCAGAATATTGAATAGAACCCTATCAAGGCGAAAGAAAGGCGGATCCAACCGCCGTAAAGCTGTGATAGCGATTCAAAGACATTATCAGCACGTCACCAACCAGAGAGAAGATTATCTCAATAAGTTGGTGTACAAGTTCATTCAGGGTTACGATCTTATTGCCCTGGAAGATTTACAGATCGTGAACATGGTTCGGAATCATTGTCTAGCGAAAAGCATACTTGACGCCGGTTGGGGTTACTTCAAAGAACGACTACTCAGCAAAGCGGTAGAAGCTGGCAGAGTAGTCGTCGCAGTAAACCCGGCCTATACGTCTCGTACTTGCAGTTCGTGTGGCACGATTTTTGAACATCTCGATCTTTCTGCTCGTTGGGTGAAATGCGATTGTGGCCTGTCTATGGACAGAGACATAAACGCTGCAATAAACATTCTTTACCGGGCAGGACGTGCCCGTTCGGACAAAAGCACATCCATTGGGATAAGGCTGTCCGAAGAACCCCTCTCGCAAGAGTAGGGAGCGTCACGCCCGGAGTCTACGTTCGCCGTCCTTCAGCACGTAGTTATCCCCTACCTTGTAAACTAATATCGGTGTAAGCACACCATGAATCAGAATACTATCCGCCAATTCGCGCAGTTGGGTTTTGTCGAATTTGCGGCGGGGTTGCTCGGGATTGGGGAGGACTTTAGAGACAGGAATTAACACGGATCGGCTCCATTCCGGCGTAGGCCAGCAGTTCTTTGACTTTAGCGCGGTACTGTTTTGTCCGGCGCTTGAAGATCAATTTCATTTCCGCCTGGAATTCCTCGGTAGTGGCCGGGGCAAGATCAATTCCTTGCATCAGCCCCAACGGTGAGAATTCAGGGCGTTGACCTTGAGCGGCGTTCTTGGCATAGTGGATCTCTAACAGAATCCGCCCGGTGTCATGGCTGGTGTACACATCCACCACGACTCCCACACCTACATGGCTCTTGACGATATCCCCGCGTTTTGGGATGTAGTCAGAGCATAAATCCCATTCGTTCATTGTCGTGGTTCTACCCATGAGTCCCTCCCAAAATCGACTTGACTTCAACTGGCGGCAATCCGGCGGCGCTCAGCACTTCGTTGATTCTGGTTTGATACTGCCCGGACTGAAAATCGAATATAAAGCGCAGTTGCTTTTCGAGATCGTCTTGAGCCGCCGGGCGAAGGTCAACCTCTCGCAACGATTCGAGTGTGACAAGCTCAGGCTCTTGCAGGCGAAGGACACGATTGGGGGAATAAACCTTTAGGACCACATCCCCGGTGTCCGGGCTGATGTAGGTATCCACAATCACGCCCACGCTGGAGGTCGTCTTGAAAATATCACCACGTTTAGGGGCATAAACTGGCTTACCGTTCTGTTTTTTCGTCACGCCAATCTCCCTTCAAAATTTTGCGAGCGGCTTTGAATGCCTGCTCCCTTGAATTTGTTCTGATTCCGGCGTCCCCTAAAACAGTGATTAGCGTTGCGTGCTTTCCGCCTTCCATGCCTTCAGCCGAAACGCAATAATCATAAGCCGATTGAATCGCTAGATATTGCGCTAAAGTTGGTTTTCCCATCCATCCTCCAAGTGCTATAATCTACTTAGCCCTATGTGCCATGCGCACAAGTAGATCGGACTCCGCCGCCCCTTCGGCGGAGTTTGCTATTCCACCCCAATCCAAAGGTGACTCGCCATGATCGCCCGGTTCGTCTTGACGGTGATCCCGTCTACGTTGTCAGGCGGGTTGGTGAAATTCGGAGCGGCAAAACAGATCGTGGGGGCCTTGCCGTACTTGTGTTCGTAGTACCCCGCCGCCCGGCGCACTTTTGTGGGGATATCGGTCTTGGGGTCATTGTCGAACCATAACATGCCTGTTTGCATTGTTCCCTCCAATCTCGGAATTATCTCGGAATAACTCGGAATCCGAGTTTATTGTTTCCCATTGTCATAAATGGACATTACCATTCTTGATATGCTTTTCTTCGTCCTTCGGCCTCTTCTTGCCGCCTGGACTCCATATCCTCGTTCACTTTCGCGTCCATAACCTCTTCCATCGTCTCTGGCGGTAGGTGCTCCCGGTCGTATTTCGAGATAACACTGCCACCCGAGTCCTGGCGCATACGGTTGAATACGCTTTGTGATTCGAGTCGCGCTAACTGTTCGGCCCGGTTGTTCTCTCGGACCACCGTGCGCACCTGCTCAATCTCTTGCCGCCCGCGCTCTTCGGCCTCAAGTAGAAATTTGATGTTCTCCGATTCCTCTGGTGTCAACCCGTATTTTCTCTGCTCTTCCCAATATTCGCCGGGGGCGTAAAGGGCGGCGCTTTTGTTGAACGGGGATTCGCGGGCATAGGTGGCGCGGGCCTGACGAATGCGCGACTCTTTGATCGTTTCGTACCGCGCTTTACTCAGCCCGAATAGAATCAGGAAGATGATAATCGCGCCAATCGTCAGGTCGCCCAGGTTCATCCTTCCGCCTTCCTATTTGAAAAGTAATCGCGGATAACTTTCAGTGCCCCCTGGTGGTGAGACGGCACGGTCAACTCGGGCGCGATGCACGATTCGGGTAAGGTGCCGGGGCGCTTGCCCGCCCACAGCCCGACTCCATCCGGTCCGGTACAGTAGTAGACCTTCATCCCCTGCCCGTGACGGTGGAATTCCACCACGAATGACCAGCCGCGCTGATAGCGCTGTAAATCGAAAACGTGGATTGGCGGTTTAGGCGGCATTGTCGTTTTCCTTTCCGGTGGTGACCACGGATTCAATGCCGGGGTATTCTCCTGCGTCAATCTTGATCCCCGCGTGAATAAAATTGCTGATAGCGGATTTCAGAGATGCCGCCCCGTTTTCTACCGCAACGTGATTCCGCCAGCGGCGTGATAGGTAGATGACAATATCTTCACCCTGATTGTTGAATGTAGCGCGATCTGCCAGCAGCCATAATCGAATCCGCTCGGTAACTTTCGGATCAACCGCGCCTGTGCGGACCATACTGGACACAGCCTCAGCCAGCTTTGCGGCGGCCCCCTGCACCAGGATGTAAGCGACCATCGCGGTACTTTCGTCCGGGTTCTCCGACTCGATCATGGTCGGGGTGATATTGAGCACCTGGATAAGATCGAGGTCCCCGGCGTAGATATCCCGGTAGCGGTCAAAATCGCGGGTGATCATGGCGCGGCGAACGGAGTCTTTCAATTCCCCGGTCAAACCATCGGTACCCAACCGCAACCATTCCGCCATAAAGTCAGGCAGGCGGGCTGAGATTTGCTCAGTGCGAGTTTTACTCATTGCGTCCTCTTTGCAATCTGCATGGCAATTAGGGTAGGGAACATCACCACGAAGGTGAGCGCGGCGACTCCCCACGTGATAGCGGCGGGCGCTTTGAGCAGGGACAACAGCCCCGCCCAAAACAGGGCGCAAATAGCCGCGATAACCGCGGGCGGGATAAGTTTCCAGAGCATATTTCCTCCAGTTGAATGATACGCCGGCCCCCTTCCGGCGTCTGTTAGAATGGCAGTTCGCCAAATGGATCGGTGGTGTTCGGGTTGGACGTTGACTTGCCCGCGGCGGGGTCGTGGATCATCGTACAATCACCCGCCTCAATCGGGATATCCGTACCGGGCAAATTATCGAAGTCCAGATCGGGATCGCAAAGATCACAGCCGTTGCAATGCGTAATCGTGTTGTCCGATACCGGAATCCCGCTTCCGGGCCAGTCTGAGTCCGGTTCGGGTTGAGACGCGATAAACTCATCTTCTTTGACCGCGGCTTGATCTTCGCGGCCTGTTTCCCCGCCAATTGCGCGGCGTAAGCGAAGGCGAACACGCCGCCCAGGACCGCAGTCAGATTATCCTGAATGGACAATTCCCAGGCCCGCAGTTCATCACGGGCGGATTGGATTGACGCTTCCAACCGTTCGGCAATCGAGATATGCCCGGAGCGGTTATTGCGGTATTCGCGCAGGGGTGGATACTCAGCGTACACGCGGGCCTGACTGACTTTGCTCTCGGCTTCGTTCTTTCCAGGCCAGCCTTCGGCGGGCGTGAGGCTGAGTTCGGTATGCTCAATGATCAAGTCGTAATCGCCAATCAACAGGCGAGTTTCGGCCAACACATCGCGCATCCGGCGCAATTCGCAGGCCAACTCCATCACCCGATTGGGGTATGGGACCGGGGCGGGGGTGTAGTCCCAGGTAGGTTTATCTTCCATCGTTCATCCTTTCATTTGATAGGTACGCCCGGTTTCCCTCCAGGCGTTTTGTATGACACTTTCTATTATACATTGTATTACAGTTCTGTCAATCAGGTAATTTCCCGCTATAGCCCGCTTTGCGATTGAGCAGGTCAACCAGATCCATGCGCTTGAAAACAAGATGAAGGTTCCCGTTGTGGTGGCAACGAAACGAAAAATAAGTGGTCGATCCGCCCATCGCGCCCTTGCTGGTATTGATTGCATCGACCAGGGGCGATTTATAGCCGTCTGGAATGCCGCAACCGTCAAGGGCCGAAAACACCTTGTCGATTCCGACCACGTCGTTATCATAATAAGACTTGACGCGCATACCCTCACCGTAGTCGTGTTCCAATATCCCAGGGATAATTATCTTTTCTCCCAGGGAGCGCCGGGCGTTTTTTGTGTTGGTTTTGTGCCGATTCCAATCATCCTGACCACGCATTAGGAAATTGTAAGTCTCAATGATCGCGGCTTTGGCGTATTCCCTGGCATTCTGGCGTAGCGTCTCTAACGTGCTGAATACCTCTTCCTCGGTTAGCTCGGGCACGCTATCGCTATTCAACTTTTCAATCATATCGTCCCATGCCTTCGCAGTCATGACTTTGTGAATTTCGAGCAGGGATATGACTTGACGCCACGCGGCCTTGCGAATCCGCAACTTTGCGATTCGCGCTTCCTCGCCTTCCAGACGGTGGTGATGATCGTTGATCACCGTAAACGTGCTGTACTTATCCGAGAATGCCGCTACCAAGCGCTGTTGGGCCTGCCAGAGCAGGGCATAACCGCGGTCTATTTCGTCACAGGCTTGTTTGTACGCGCCCACCATGCCGGATACAGTTTGACGGCTGATAATCTTATCGTCAAGCATTACGACTCCCCCTTTGATATTCTTGCTTCTACTTCAAGGATAATTTCGTCATACCATGCTAACGCCTGCTCTTTTTGAGGCTTTTGCCCCCTGAAAAACGCGCACTCATAAAAGCACCCATCAGGCGATGTTTTATCGACTTCGCCCTTGTTGAATCTGGGAACACGTCGAAATGGGCATCTATGGGGCATACTTTTCGGCGCGTATCTTCCTCTTGATTTAAATTCGTAAGGCCAGCGATGATCTTCTGGGTCTGGGAATAAGTCGGGATCTTCGTGGCACATACCCCAAGTCACTTGAGTGTCCTTATCCCCGACGGTCGTGTCATCGAAGCCGGATAGCTTTTTCCCGTCTACGATCTTTTGACGTTGAACTTTCAGCGCATTCAAATAACTCCGCAAAGAAAGTTTGCGGCTAGTCGTTTCGCGCTTCTCTGTGCATACCGGGCAAAACACGGTGAAACTTTCTTTCGGCCCAATAGAAAAAACCGCTCCGCACCCGGAGCATTCGTGCGTTATTGTTCCTGTGTCGATGTCGTAACTCATTCGTTCCCTCCAGAATTATCAAACACGGCGGCATCTTTGATAGAAAGAGAGTACCACGCGCTGTCTCCGTTAACTGCATTTTCGTTTACGTCGAAAGTCCACACTTCGGACGCGGCGCTTGATCCTGGATAAGAGATATCATTCTGCCCGGTTTGCGCCTCCTGGATATGCGATTCAATCGTCCGGGCGTGATACGTGTATGGGTGCAAAACCGCATGGGTAAATCCGGCGTCTTTTGCTGCTCGTAAAGCCTCTAATCGCGTCATTGTTCCCTCCAGAACATTCAGAAAGTTACAGATTGAGCGCCATGCTTTAACCAGGGATCGCTATCACAGCGGTTGTCCGCTATGGTTGTAAAACGCAGGTTTCAACATTGCGTTTCTGCCGCGCTCAATCTGTATGACACTTATTCTACATCGTAATACACTAAAAGTCAAGCGGTTGTCCATCGTGATATAATCAAATCATGACCATTCCTTACATCTGCCTTACGTCTGATAAGCACGACCATATGATTCCCGGCTTTATGCACCAGTGGCGCAAATACGCGCCTGAGATTCCGGTCACAATCGCTGGATTCCGTCAGCCTCAGTTCGATCTACTGGAAGGATTTGATTTCGTCTCAATCGGTGACATGGCGAATTATCCGATTGGGAAGTGGAGTAACGCGCTAAAGGAACTGCTCAGGGGCTACGCAGGCGGGCACGTTGCGATTCTGCTGGAGGACTACTGGCTAACCCGGCGGGCTGATATCTGGGCGCTTGGGGTGTGCACTGAATTCATGCAGAGCAACCCCAACGCGCTACGATTCGACATCACCACGGATCGCCTGTATTCCGGCAATATCGCGCCGGTGGGGGCGATTGGGCGGGTGGATATCATAGAGGGGTTAGAGAGTCCGTATCAGGTGAGCTTCCAGGCATCCATATGGAATGCAGATCACCTTTCGGCCCTGCTCCATTCCAATTGGGACCCCTGGCAATGCGAGATCGCAGGGGGATCGCGGCTGAAGGATGAATTCCCGCAGTTGCGGGTATTCGGAACCCGTCAATGGCCGCTTCAATATCAGATCATGGTGCGGGGCGGTAAGTTTGAGCGCGGCGGCGATTGGATGAACCCGGCGCGGCAATTGAGCAATCAAGATTATCAAGAACTGGAGAGTTTGAATTATGTCGTATAAGCCTATGAAGACCTATCAAGCCTTTGAACTGAGCAAGGCGTTCGGAATGCTGCATGATATTGAATGCTTCGGCATGTATACCCTTGCCGCGATGGTCCCGGAGGGCGGGGTGGTGATCAACGTGGGCGCGGGGTTCGGTACCTCGGGCCTGTGCTTTGCTGAAGCCGGGCGCGGGCTTAATCTCACCACCGTGGATATCACCAACGAGGGCAACCCGTTCGGTGGCCTGGGCAACGAGCGCAATGCCTTCGATCAAGCCGGGCTGCCCTACCCAAAGCAGATCCACAGTGACAGTCATAAAGCCGGGCGTGATTATGCCGGGCCGAAAGCGGATTGCATCTTTATTGACGCGGATCATAGTGAAGCTGGCTGCCGTGGGGATATTGAGGCATGGTACCCCCACCTCAAACCAGGGGGCTTCATGGCCTTCCATGATTACGACTCCATCAATTGGGCGGATGTAAAGCGCGTGATTGACGAATGGATCGGATCGGGAAAACTGGAATTTGTCTATCTGGTTGACACCACGATGGTGACGCGAAAGGCGAAATGATGAAAGTTTGCCTTAGCCTGTCCCCTGATCAAGTTACCCGGAATACCGGCATAGGCCAGGTGGTATTGGCGCAATGGAAATATCTACCTGGATTAGGAATTGATCTGATATCAGAACCGGGCGACAATGTGGACGTGTACGCGGCCCATATCGGCAAACCTTCGTATTGGCCCCGAATCGACTTGACGATGGTACACGGGCTATACTGGCAAGATACCCCCCACAATCAATTTTCAGCCTGGCACCACGATGCTAACGGCAGCATTGTCGAATCCGTGCGCCAGTCTATCGCCGTGACCGTGCCTTCCTCGTGGGTAGGTGAGCCTTTCCGGCGTGATATGCGCTTCAACCCGGTGGTGATTCCCCACGGGATTGAGCTTGACGAATTCAGACCGGGCGAAAATGGGGGTTACATCCTCTACAACAAGAATCGTGAGGGGGATGTGTGTCAATCTCAACCAGCATGGGAGTTAGCGAATAGAGGAATCAAGGTTACGTCTACCTTCTCCCCTGACAAACTGCCCGTACCCGACTCCATGCGCCTGACCGGCAATATCCCGTTTGAGCAGATGAAAGGGATTATTGCGGGGGCAGACATCTACCTTGCTACCACGATGGAGACCTTCGGAATCGGGACTCTTGAAGCAATGGCGTGTGGGATTCCGGTACTCGGGTGGGATTGGGGCGGCACTTCGGATATTGTCAAGCACGGCGAGTCCGGGTACCTGGTCAAGCCGGGCGACGTGGCGGGTCTGGTGGAAGGGGTGGAGTACATCCGCGCGAATCGTGCGGCCCTATCTGCCGGGGCGCGGGCTACAGCGGAGCGCTACACGTGGCCGCGCGTGATGGAACGGTATGCCCGCCTGTTCGATGTGATCGCCCGCTACCCACAGCGGCACGACGTGGCGGTGGTAATCACATGCCACAATTACGCGGGTTGGGTGGGCGCGGCGATAGATAGTGTCATCAGCCAGGCAGTGAAGCCCGCTGAGTTGATCGTGGTAGATGACGGGTCAACGGATGATAGTGTGGTGGCGATTCAAGGGATGGAAGATAAAGTTAGAAGCGCGGGAATCGCATTCACCGGAATCTATCAGACTAATACCGGGGTAGCCGGGGCGCGGAATAATGGGATCGCGGCGGCAAAGGCTGAATTCATCGTCAGTCTTGACGCGGATGATCGTCTGGATAAGCGCTTCATTCAGGTGCTACAGCCGGCGTTAGCGGGTGATCGCGGATTGGGAATCGCTTATTCTGGCCTGGCTATCACCAACCCGGACGGGGACATACAATCGGTATCACATTGGCCGCCTAACTTCGATTGGAAGATTCAATCGGCGGTAAGCAATCCTCCCTCCAACTGCATCCCCTCAGCCTGTATGTTTCGGCGCGAAATGTGGCGACGGGCAGGTGGGTACAAACAGGAGTACGCGCCAGGTGAGGATGCGGAATTTTGGACGCGCGGGTTATCGGTTGGATTCCGGGCCAAAAAGGTGACGTCAGATCCACTGTTCCTTTACCGCGGTCATGAGGGATCGGCGTCAAGAACGAAGGTTTACCGTTCGATTGAGGTTGGAAATCCTTGGATGGTAAGCAAGAATTATCCGATGGGGGCACCCGTGGCGCGTCCGTTGGTGCGGGCCAATGTCCAGCCGGCGGTAAGTGTGATTGTTCCGGTAGGGCCTGGGCATGAGGGTTACGTGTCCAGCGCGGTGGATACCCTGCTCGGGCAGACGTTTTACCCATGGGAAGTCGTGATTGTCAACGACACCGGGCATAAACTAGAGATTCCATCTTGCTACCCATTCGCAAGGGTGATCGACAACAAGAGCAGACGTGGCGGGGCCGGCGTAGCGCGAAACATTGGGATACGCGCGGCCCGTGCGCCGTTGGTGTTCTTTCTTGACGTTGACGATCTACTTGACGCAACCTGCCTGGAGAAGATGACTGCGGCTTTTGACGGCGGGTATGTGTACTCGGATTGGCTGGCGCTGGATAAAGGGAAGTGGACAACGGGAGAGGCGGGAGAGCCGAACCGCAACGAGTGGAAAATGTACCACCCGGTTTCGGTGCTGATTCCAACAGAAACGATGAAGCAATATCCTTTCGATGAAGAGTTGGAGTCGTGGGAGGATTGGGAGTTATTCCTCAATCTGGCGACGCGCGGCGTTTGTGGAAAGCGGATTGCAGAGCCACTATTGATTTACCGGTTAGGCTCTGGCTTCCGCAGAATGAAAGCTATCAACCCGGACGGAACTACGAACGATCAAGGATCGCGGATCCTGGCTGTTCTGAGCGAACGTTACGGGAGTTACTTCACAGGAGAAAAGACAATGAGTCCATGTGCATCTTGTGGTGGCAGTGAAGCCGCCAATGAAATTCTGAAAGCGAAACGGGCCGGGGGCAACCAGGAAGATATCCAGTATGTACCATCCACCCCGCCGGCGTCTAAAGTGCGCCTTGAGTTCACCGGCACCACGGTTGGGGCCAGAACGTTTGTCGCCAATGGTCATCAGTACCGCGCGGGCAACAATCAGTTTGAGCGCTTTGTGGACTGCCTGCCCGAGGACGTAAACGAGTTGATGCGTACCGAGTTATTCCGGGTCGTATCGCGCCCCACGCCTCCCCCGCCCGCTCAGGCAGTGCAACAGGCTGCGCCGGTAACTATGCCCACCCCAGCCCCAGAACCCGCGCCCATCACCCCTCAGCAAGCGCAGGACGCTATTATGAAGGCGCGTGCGGAGTTTGATGAAATGTGGAAAGATCAAGAAAAGGTGTTCGAGCGTCCGTTAGCGAAGGTGGTGGATAAGATCCCGGAGCCGGAGCCTGTCAAGCCACCCGAACCAGTCAAACCCGCGACTGTCACCCCGGCAGAGCCTACCTCAGCCCCCAAACGCGGCACCCGTAAGGCGAAATAATGGACAACTTCACAGTGAGGTTTATCATCACGGCACTGGCAGTCTACACCTTCGCCCATGCATTCGCAGTGATGACCGGGCCGTTCGCTATCTTTGACCGAGCGCGGGAATGGCTAATCGCGCGTTACGGTTATAAATCGTGGCAGGCCGAATTTTCACGTTGCCCAATCTGCCAGTCGTTCTGGCTGGGCTTGATCGCGGCGGCACTGATGTTCCCGTTTTCGTTTACCCTGGCGGGAATCGTAGAGTGGGGCGTGATCGGGGCGGCGTTGTCGTGCGTTACGATCATGCTTCACTTGACGCTGTATCGGACGTGAAATTGAAAGAGCGCCGGGGTGGGCGGCGCTCTTTCGTGGGGCAAGAATGGGGTGGAGCAGCACTAAGGGAGTGCATTCAGTTTAGCACGACACAATCAGATTGTCAATAACGAGAAAGACCCCGCGTCGTGTCGGGGTCTTTCCGTGGAGAATGGAACTCAGGCTCAAAAACCGTTAGGAGGTGTTTTTATATTAGCACCACGCGGGCAGGATGTCAACTACCTTTCCCAAACATGGCACGGATATCATCGGGCGACATTCCAGCGGTAAGCATACCTGTGATCATTTCTTTACTGCGTTGATCGTTCTGGTATTCCGGTGTCATCTGATGCAGGATCAACAGGCCCGCCACCACATCATCCTGGGGGGGGTAATTCGTTTTACCCATCATTCGCGCCATTGCACCGAACAGGCCGGCGAGTGCGTTACTTCCAGGATCGTCAACCCGCTGGCCTGTTTCGCGTTCCATCCGGCTAATCAATTGGGACGCGGGGCTTTCTTGGTCCTCACGAATACATTCTTGCAGTGTTTTCATCGTTACTCCCTTATCTAATTCCGCTTTCGCGGTTGACGATTACGTTTATCGGCGTATCGTTTCGTATACCGCCCACCGCCCCGACCGGAGTCGCGGACTCCAGGAGTGCCCCGGTGACGCCCGGCGCTACCCCGGCGTCCATCCATGCGAGATGACAGGCCAAATGGATCGTAGGCATAAATGTAGCGGATAACCCAACCATCACGGCGTTCCCAGATCATGATACCCTCCAGGCCACCACACTCTCAATCGGGATGACCGACAGGCCATTGTCGAACCGAAACCGCTCAACTTCTCTTTGCCCGGTCATCACCTCTCCGCCCGCTACCATCGCTTTGACCATGATGAAATTCGGCGGCGTGGTGACGTGCCACCCAAAGAACTGTGCGACCTCACGAGTCACAGCGGCACGGGCGTCAACCGATCCGGGCGCGATCATGAATCCGATTCCGTTTGCTTGGTTCCATGCCCGCGCGATGAAGTCGGAATTTTGCAGGCAGTTGGCTAACCCGACTTTGCGCTGCGTGTCGGTGATAACCATCCCGTTTTCGGAGCCGTCAAATAATTCAACCATGAATTCAGGCATGTTTCAATTCCTCCACTTTCCAAACTCCAGCATTCTTATAAATATGATAACTCGGACCGCCTTCGATGAACAGATTCCCCCACGCCTACGGTAGGGAATTGAGGGCGCGGATCATTTTCTTTGCCGTGCCGCGCGCGGTGGCGTAGACATCGGATCCAGCGGCGATCCCAATCTGCTCGTTGACGGTAGATTTTTGGGTGTTGAACTTATCGAACGGCATTACGATTTTGATGGTGATGTTTTACATGATCGCTCCCTTTGAAATTCGCATCAAATTGTGATGGAGATATCCCCGTTTTCAACGGTAATGGTCGCAGGAATATTCATGCCACGAACCCCATTAGCCATTTTTACAATGGTGCCTGTGTACTTCCCTTCCGTGATTTCAACCTCGTATCCACTCGCTTTCCCCTGGTAGATTCCGTCAGAAAGTTTCACGACAACCACCTTGAAAGGCGACGAGCCCACTGCTTTGCTGATTTTCATTATTTCCTCCTAAAACCGTAAATCCATAGACCGGCTGCAATCGTAGCCGCGAATGAAAGCGGCCTTCTCTACCCGGCAGCACCACGCGATTGTGTTGCGGCTAGACTGAGCGACAAGCTGAGTTTCCAGGTTGGAGCCGTTTTCGATCCAACCGTCAAATAGCCGCCCCTCTGGTTTGCTATCCGTTCGCTCGATTACGTGAATGATTACCGTCATTGCTCCCTCCGAAACTGTCAATCTGATATAATTTATTCTACACTGTAAAACGTTTCTTGTCAAGGGGTCATTTGCGAGATATGCTATAATCTAACTGTCTGACCGGTTAGCCGGAATCTTACGGAATTGACGCCCGCCTCATGGCGGGTTTTTTGTTGGAGGTTTCATGACCAATACTGGCGTAGGCGCGATAATTCAAACACCCCTGCCTGACTGGAATTTATTGCCGCTGGAATCGTGGCGCGATTCGATCAACTACCACCCGTACCACTTCTGGGGCTTGGGCGGGCAGATTGTGCCGGTAACATCGAACTGCAACTCAATCGTGCCTCAGTACGGCTACCAACAGGCGGACGTAGTCGGGCGGCATGGGATTCGGAGCGCGATTCAGACGGCGGAGGAAAGGATCGAGCCACACTTGGGATTCTACCCGGCCCCGCGCTACTGCGAGGACACCGTGGCGTGGCCGGCCTATCCGAAAGTAGATGTACACCGCTTGGGGTATGCGGGGGCAAACGATAGATGGTTGACTGTCAACGTCCCGCATAAGCACGTTCAAACGGTGGGGGTAGAGAAGATCGTGGCGGTGGGCCTGGCCTCAGTCGTGACGCTCAGTGACGCCAATGGGGATGGGCTGGTGGATAAATTCACGGTGACCGCCAACGCCCCTGTGGGACTGGTGGATCTCACTCAGATCGTGGTGTACTTCAGCGCGGCGGATCGTTTTACCGGGGATAGTTTCGAGGAAAGATGGCGTATCGCCCCAATTCGGACGTCCCTATCTGGCGGCGTGTTGACAATCACAGGCCCGGCGTGGCTTCTGGTCAAGCCCATCCTGTACGAATCGATGGCACTCAATCCCCTTGACGCGGCGGACACGACTAACTACGCCTCTACCCTTGACGTGTGCTGGAGGTATCCCTATACCGAGGGCACCACCCTTGCCGATGCGTCATTGATCTTCATCTGGCAAACCCCGCCTTACCCCATGATCAACTACAATATTGTTTTCGCGTCAACCGATCCGGCTGGCTACGCCTGGGCGATTGGGCGGGCCACTCTGACCGATAGCGTCAATGGCGTATTGGGGATTGGGGAGTCGTGCTACAACGCCACCACCGGGGCCTGGGACGCGGTACCCTGGTACTCTTCGATCTACAAATTCAGGCAGCCGGATCGTGTGATTGTGCGTTATTTGGCGGGATTCCCCCTGGATAAATCCGGGCGCATGAGTTCCAACTATGCCACCGCGGTAAGCCGTCTGGCGGCGGCGGAAATGCCCAATCGTATTTGCGCGTGCGATTCCTCCAACCGTGAGCTTGCACGCTGGCAGTTCGATCTGGCCCGCTCCGCCGGCGCAAATGATGAAGCTTATGGGTACATCAGCCGTGAGGATTTAGGCAACCCGTTCGGAACGCGGCGCGGGCAGGTGGAAGCATGGAAGTTTGTCAAGCCGAATCGGGTACTCACGGCGTATATGCCCTAACGTTTTACAGTGTCATAAATTGACACTATGAAACGGCTTTGCTAGTTGTGCTATAATGAAATCGTAGGCCGGATTGGAATCCCAATCGTGGCGGACTTTGGCAGCCGCTCCTAAATCTTAGGAGTGGCTGTTTTTATTTCGATAAGGAGTACAAGATGCCTGACTTAAAAAACGATGAATTGATTACCCGACAGAATAAGCGGGTATACATACAGATTGGGTCCGCCCGGCCAAACAACCCCGTTCTATTCGCAGGGCAGAACAGTCAGTATGCGTCTATCAACGGCCTGACCATTCCGGAATCCGGCTCAATCACCCCGATCTGGGTACCTGGCAAGCGGGCCAAAACCTTCCATCTGGCAGGGACCACGATTGCCCCGGCTGATCTGGCTAAGGCGGAGTTAGTTTTCCGCGAAAAACACGCCTCAATCCCCCTTCCTCTGACCAAAATTGGATGCCCGTTCACCTTCTACGAAGTGAGCGGCGTTTGCGGCGATCTGGCGGATTTTCAGCGCGGCTGGTCAGATTACGTCTTGATCTACAGCGGGGCGAAAGTCACCGACAAAGACGCCGGGCAGCGGACCTCGTTCGACTCGGATGAAGCGCTTGAGACTCGGGTGTCGGTGATCCTGAGTGAGGTGTACCCCATCGGCGCGATTAGTTTTGGGGAGAAGGCCGCGACTCAGGTCAACCGCGAGGTTGTTGACGCGGTCTACGCCAATCGTGAATCGTGTGGGTCGTGCGGTGAGCAAGATGATGGTACCAATCGCGCTTATGCCATTACCGCGCCGTCCGGGGCTGGTTCTCCGGGCCTGCCCGGACAACTACACTACACGGTCAACAAGGGGGCCACCTGGACCGCGGTAGACATCTCTGGACTCGGGGCCGCTGAGGTAATCACGGCAATCGACCTGATTGGTAATTACCTGGTGATCCTGGGCAGCGAGGCGTATTTCTACGCTGAGATTGACACCGATACCGGTATTCCCGGCGCATTCACCAAAGTTTCAACCGGGTTCGTTTCCGGTAAATCCGGCAATGACATCGTGGTCTTCAACTCGAATGAAGCGTACATCGCCGCGGCGGGCGGGTACATCTACAAGATTACCGACGTCCCGAGTGGCGCTACTGTACTGAGCGCGGGTGACGCTACCACCAACGATTTGTACCGGATTGACGGCAATGAGTCGAGAAACACCCTGGTAGCCGTGGGTGCTACCGGCACGATTATCAAGTCAATCAATCGCGGCATTACCTGGTCTACCACAGTCGCAACACCAGACGCGGCAAATACCATTCAGGCGGTAGCAGTGATGGACGATCTGCGTTATTGGGTTGGCACCGCTACCGGGGGCAAGCTGTACTACACCCTCAACGGTGGCAAGACCTGGGTAGAGAAGGCGTTCTCAGGCTCTGGCACCGGCACCGTCTGGGACATTACTTTCGCTACCGATGAAGTGGGCTATGTGTCCCACAGCACAACCGGGCCGGCTGCGCGAATCTTCGCTACCTTCAACGGTGGCGCGGATTGGACCAACTCGGCACCCCGGATCAACAATCTACCCACTTTCGACAAGGCCGGGCGGCTGGTTGTCCCTGTGACCTCGGACCCCTCAGCCGACGCGAATAACATTATCGTGGCCGGGCTGGCTGGCAATGGCACTGACGGTATCCTCCTAATTGGCAGCGCCGTCAAGATGTAAATCCAAACCGGGCGGGGAATCCCATTCCCGCCCGGAAAATTCATATTGATGAGGTGAGATTGTGTCTACAAGAAATCCTGGTTTGGTCCCGTTCACATTCAAGGACACCGGCAAGACCGTCCTTATCCGCAAAGTTTCCCCCTACCTGGCCCAAGAGATCCGGAAGTCTTTCCCGATCCCAATGCCGCCCGTTCAAAGCGTGACCTATCCTGACGGCACGGTCGTGCAAGAAGAGAATCGTGCCCACCCGGATTACATCAAATCGCTTGCCGCGAATGAAGAGCTTGTCAATGAAAAATTGCAGGATTTGGTCGTGGCGCGGGGTGTGGTAGTTGAAATCACCGATGAAATTAAAGCGGAGATCGAAGCCCTGCGGGCGGACATGCTGGAAATCGGGGTTGAACTGAAGGGATCCGACAAGGCGATCTATATCAAGGATTTGTGCGTAGGCACGGATTCCGACCTGATGGAATTGATCGAAGCGATCATGCGCCGCTCTGGCGTTACGGAGGGAGCGACCCAAGAGGCGCTAGACACGTTTCAGAGTTGAGTATCACGGCGAAGACGTGTTCGGGATCCCGGTCTCCAGGAGCGGGATAAGTTACGACCCAATCCTGGAGAAAATATTCGTGGCGCAATGGGCGAATTACAAACTTGAAGACTTTGAAGCCCTGGAAGGCGAGCGCCAATCTCTGCTCGTGGCGGCTTATAGATCGCACAATCAAGTAGAAGCGGTACTGGCGAAAGTCCAGAACGATAAAATCAAAGCAGGCAGGAAAGGCGGTTAGTTTATGGGTTTAGTTGATGTAGGCGTAAGACTGGTAATGGACGGGTTATCTGCCTTTCAAAGCGGGCAGACTGCGGCTAATCAAAGTACCCTTAGCCTAAATCAGTCTATGCTCAGTCTTACCAATACGATCAACAACCGCCTTTCCCCTGCTCAGATGATCCTGAACAACGCGCTCGGGCAGCAGTTGACCCGCGCGATAGATCAAGTTGTGGGGAAGATTGACGCCCTGGTCGGTGGTTCGCTTGACGTGGCGTCTAAGTTTGAGCAGTTGCAGCAGGTCGCTTACAATCTGGCGGCACAAAACGGATCCACGGCGGAGTCGGTTGACCAGAACGTCAACTCAATCCGTAAGTACGGGATCGAGGCCGGGGTGGCGGCGAATCTGGTTATCAACTTTTCCCGCTACAATCTTGATTTAGCCAAGAGCACCCAGTTAGCCCGCGTGGCCCAAGATCAAGCTCAGGTGTCGGGTAGTAACTCAAGTGAGACTCTACAACGACTCCTGTACGGTATTCAGACCTATAATACGGAGATATTCCGCACTGCTGGCCTGAATATCAACATGCAGCAGGCGTTCGATAAGTACGCCAAAAGCCTGAATAAATCATCCGAACAACTGACCAATACCGAGCGGTCTCAGGCTACATTGAACGCGGTATTGGAAGAGGGAAAGAAATCCGCCGGCTCCTATGAGGCGTCATTAGGTACGGCGTCTAAGGTGTGGGGCAGCTACGAGCGGGTGGTCAACGATCTACAATTGACCCTCGGCACCCCATTCCTCAAGGCGTCAATGATGGCCGGTCAGGCGATTACCGACTTTACAAAGCGGATTACAGACGCATTCAACACAGGCGGTCGTTTAGCTCCCATGCTGGAGAGTACCGGCGCGGCGTTCGGCGCATTCTTCGATATCGTCAAGGGTGGCGCGGGTGAGGCGGCCAATACGTTAATCAATTTCTTCTCAGGACCGATGTTCAGTGGAATCGCGTCACTGATTGGGCAGGCCGCCCAATGGGGCTTCAACCTCATTTCGTCCTTCGCCATCGGAATCGCAGAGGGCACCGGCACGGTCCTGGCCCTATCCATGCAGGGGATTGGCGATCTGATTAGTTATTTCCTGGAGGCCCATTCACCACCGAACTTACTGCCTGACATCGACAAGTGGGGCGCGTCAACTATGACCGCCTACCTTGACGGCATGACTCAGGCTGATTTTGGGGTATTCACGTCGTTGGGCGGCACGATCAAGAGCGCACTTGCCGCGATGGGTGGGGACGCGGCGAGTCAAGACGCGATGTGGAAGAACCTGGCAGGCAGTATGACGAAGGCCCTGTCCGGGGGCGGCGGGGATGATTTTATCAAGCAACTCCAGGCCCAATTGGGGCAGTACGGCGGCGAAGTTGGCAAGCTGGCTGGCTTACAGTTGCAATTAGCCGATGCTACCGAGAAAGTGAATGCTGCCGAGGAAGCGCTCGAAAAATCACGTGAAGCCGAAAAAGAGGCCGGGCAGAATATCACCGATATGGTCAACGAGTACAACAAGTTGGCTCAAACGGAGAAGGACCCGGCGAAACTGGCGGCGAAACGGGCTGAATTCAAGGCAGCTAAAGATGCGTATAAAAACTCAGTTGACAAGCGCAAAGAGGACGAAAAGAATCTTGAAGTTGCAAAGAAAAACGCCGATGCACTTGAAAAGCAAGTAAAATTACAACAAGATTTGGTTAGCGCTCTGATTGAGATGACCAAAGCGTACAAGGGCGCGGGGGCCGGCGAAGGTGAAGGCGGCAAGAATAACCCGTCAGCCCCATTTGAGAAGGCCGGCGGCGCGGTTACGAGTCTACAGAATAAGATTGACGAATTCAAGCAGCGGCTATTGACCATCTTCCAGCCAGTCGCGGATAGTTTCAATACCCATGTGGTCCCGGTATTCAAGGAATTCGAGAAACAACTTTACCGGGTATTGGATTTACTGGTAGAGATGGGAATCCTGACCAAGACCACGACTCCCGGCGCAAAGAAAAAAGGCGGCTTCCAGGACGAAGGGCTACCCGAGGGCGGGCAGACCACCTATGGTATGACCGAAATGGGCAAGGCGCTCAACGAGAATGTGATTGCAGCGGGTAAGTGGGTTGCGATCTTATGGTTAGCGTCAAAGCCCATCGGGTTCATCCTGAATGTAGGGACGAAAATAAGTGCCGTATTTCAGACGATTGGCGGGGCTACCGGCGCGGGCGCACTGCTCACGAGATTAGGCGCGATTGGCGTTATCATCAGCGGGATCATTTTTTCCGTCAAGGCGTGGTCTGAGAACTGGCAGGGGATTCGGGACACTGCTTCTCGTATTGGTGACGTAATCGGAGAGATATTCAGGAATCCCGGTAAGTACGATTTAGGTAAGATTTTCGGGGAGTCAATCGGGGAAAAGTTCGATGAAATATTCGGGCGTCCGATTCGCGCCGCGTTCAAACAGATCGGGATCGACGCTGAAAATATTGACCTGGTGAAAACGCTGGTTGTAGTCTGGTACAAAATCAACGAAGTTACAGGTAAAGCATGGGACGCGATCAAAAAGGTTATCACCGATGCGTGGGAGAAAATCAGAACCGCGCTGGTTTCGGCCTGGAATAAAGTTGTAGCTAATCTCGTTTCTGTCTGGGAAAAAATCAAGTCGAAGGCCGTGGATTATTTCACCGGGCCTAACAGTATCTACGCTAAAGTGACCAAAGCGTGGAAAGATATTGCTACGGAAGTCGATAAGAAATGGGCGGAAATAAAAAGCGCTCTTATTTCGGCATGGAACTCCATTAGCAATAGTGCCGAAACGATCTTAGGTGGAGTCAAGGATGCGATTGGTTCGATTTGGACAGGGATCAAGACTACCGCCGAAACGATCTGGGGTAATGTCAAGACTTCCCTTGAGACGATCTGGGGCGGGATCAAGACGGCGGCGGAAACGGTGTGGGGCGGGATCAAAACAGCCGTCATTACGGCGTGGGACGGGGTTGAGACTGCGGCAAGCACGGTTTGGGGCGCGGTAAAAACGGCGCTCGAAACGGCGTGGAACGCGGTAAAAGGTAGCGCGGAAACAATTTGGAACGGGATCACAAGCACAATTACCGGGATATGGGATACATTCCAAAGTTGGGTAGACAGTCCTAATAATCCGGTCCAAAGTATCCGCGATACCATTCAAAACAGTTGGAATGCAATAAAACTGTTTGCAACTAATATTTGGAATGGACCGGATGGAATCATAACGAAAATCAGCGGTTGGTGGGATTCGTTCTCCGGTAAGGCTATTGAAATCGGGAACGCGATTGCATCCCCATTCAAAACTGCATTCGACAACATTTCATCGTGGGTGGGCGATGTTATCAAGGCGCTCGAAAAACTATGGGGCTGGATTTGGGGGAACAACTCCAAGAATATCGTCAATCTTCCAGATGCGCTTGAATGGGCAAGATCGGCGGGCGGCGGCGGTAGTGGCACTGGAATCGTAGCCAATCAGCAACGTATATCCCCGCCTGCCTCAGCCCAAAGTATGATGATGCAGACGTATTCAAACATCAATACGAATCAGTACAACCTCACCCTTCAAACCCGGATGCAGGCCGAAAACGTCCGGCAGGGATTCCAGACTATGCAAATTTTAGGTGCATAACCAATGAATCGTACTCAACAGTCATACCAAACAGTACCGGATCCAATCGGCGGATATTTCCTTGAGTACGACAAGGGCTGGTTCTCGATTATCAAGCCCGAGAACGGACAGAACGATATCACCAACCCTAGTTTTGAACGCAACACCACGGGTTGGACGGCTCAAAACTCTACCATAGCGCGGGCCGTCACCTATCAGTACCGCGGGATATACTCGCTGAAGATCACCCCGACCAACGGAAACGCGGCGGGCGTGTCTTATACCGTGGCGGGGATATCGTCAAGCGTCCCGAATACCATGAGTGTGTACCTGCTCGGGCACCCCGGCGATACGTACCAACTGTACGCCGGCTCTTTTGGTAGTCGGAGCGTGTCCAGCCAGATCAAAGAGGTGGTGGGTAATGGGCGCTGGCAGCGGTTGGTGATTACCTGTCATGCCGGTGGGGCGCTCGTGGTGGCCCGGAAGTCGGGCGGTACGGTCAACCCGTTCTACATCGACGCGGCCCAAAGTGAAGCGAAGTCCTACGTCACGACTTACATCGACGGTGATGAACCGGGGATGTTACCTTATGTTCAATCCTACTGGTGGGAAGGATTATCTCACGCCAGCAGGTCTCAACGTCTTGCTAACGGCAATGGAGGCAGAGAAATGCGACTCTTAGATTTGGGTTTCCGCCTTATGGCGGTACTAGGATTTGGTATGCTCCCAATCATAAACGCGGTATTACCCCTGGCTAACGGCGGGGGCATGTATCAGCGTTCGGTGTACCAATCCCGGCAATTTACCCTGGCCGGGGCGATCACGGGAACATCGTTGAGCGAAGTTCAAAAACAGCGCTCGGAATTGATCGAACTATGCAGCCCGTTCAATCTCGGGGAACAACAGCCCCTACTGATGAAATATCACGTCATCGACGGCGATGGGCAAGAGGCCCTGGCCGGGAATATTGAATGCGCGTACGAGTCGGGGCTGGAGGGCAGTCTTGATAATTTCAACCAAGACCGGAGCGGAATTGTGTTTCGGCAATTCATACCGTTGATTACAAACGACCAAACGAATGCCGCGTCATATGTGAAACCTGCGTATTTCTCGGAAGCCGGGCAAATTCTACAGATGAATCGCTACGGCATTTTTAGTCTTGTTAGTCCTGGAGTTTCTGCGGCTATTCAAGCTATAGCTTTCGCTATGAACGAGAATGGAGATTTATTCTTGGGAGGAAGGGCGGCTCCATATCTCTATAAATGGGACGGATCAAGTTATACGCTCGTAGGCGCAACGTCTCCAAACGGAGCCGTATTAGCGATAACTAAAAGTTATTCTGGTGGCCTATCTGTTGGTGGAAAATTTACAGCCATTACCGGAATCGCGAACACTGCTCACATTGCTTTTACGGATGGGTCCAACTGGATAGCGGTAGGAACAGGCACAAACGGGGATGTGAATGCGATTGTCGAAACTCCAGAAAGAAACGGGATTTATCTTGCCGGCGCTTTTACTTTAGCTGGAGGCGTGGCGGATACCACAAGAATCGCAAGGTGGAACGGGACGGCATACGTTCCTCTTGGAACCGGGATACCAGATGGCGTGGTTTATGACATGAAACTAGATTCCATCGGAAACCTATATGTGGCGGGATCATTTACGAGCGCTGGCGGCGTGGCTAATACTGCGTCAATCGCAAAATGGAACGGTACAGTATGGAGTTCTGTTGGTGATGGTAATACCGATGCTCCCGTGAGATCAATCGTATTTGGGGCAGATGGTAATCTTTATGCCGGAGGAAACTTTACCACAATCGGCGGAGTGGCGGCGGATAATTTCTCTATGTGGAATGGAGCGTCATGGGTTGATCTAAACCCGCCCGACTTTGCCGCGCCATATTATACTGGATCAAAAATGGTTGCTTTGCCTACTGGCGAAATTCTGATGAATATCAAAGCAGAGGCGAAATACGGCACAAATTATGCGATCTATAATCGTGGTCAGTTTCACCCTGGATTGTCCCATTCGGTTACATATTCGTTTGATAACGATGGTCCGAAGTGGCTGAACCCGAATACAAATGATGTTTATTTCGGACAGGACGTTGACAGCGGCGGGACTCGTTATGGGTATATCGCCAATCTTACATCCACCGTAGCGAATGATTCTCCTGTAATCACTTATCCGGTGATTTATATCCAGGGTCCTATCCCGAGATTGACCGCGGTTATCAATCAAACGAACGGATCCAAAATATACTTCTCCGCTAAGTTTGATGCAACCGATCTTGAAATTTATAAAGACGAATTGGTAAAGATAACGACGGGACCCTCAAACTTCTCTATCATTTCTAACGTTAGAGGGAACCTATCCAGTTACGTTACACCAGACAGTAGCGCAATATTCTACCTATCTCCTGGAGATAATCTTCTTTCTATGAGCGAAACTATGTTCCCGACTATTACCGGTGATGATGCCATATTCCAGCGGCTTGAGTTGAGCGGGTTTACTCAGGATAACACCGATAACGGGCGGCTATACGCGACATTCACAAAGCCCGGAGCAACGGCGGTACTTCACATCTACAAAGACGCGGCAAGAACGCTAGAGGTTGCCCAAACCGGGGCAGTTACCACGGGCGCAATAACTCAAATTGACCAGGTGAACGCCAGTGGAATTTATGGCCTGTACGAACTTGCCTACGCTTACGACACAGACAAAACGTTTACGATTGACGTCCCATTGATCTTCGTGGCCTATCAAGAATCCTATCTCTCCATTGACCAAATGAGGCCCTAAGTGGGAGCGGTATACACGATCAAGTACTACAACCCCGGCGGAATATTCCTGAGAGATTTGGAGTTTTCCACCCTCGATCTGGCCCTGCAAGAAAATCAGATCGGGTCTCTGACTTTGCGTCTACCCCCGGCAGTCTATCCCCCTGGATTCTTTAGGCGGGATGGGACAATAGAAGTATGGCGCGCGGTTGGGGGGCGCTCTGAGTTGGTTGGAAATGCCTTGTGGTTTGTCGTGTATATCCGCTACCAGATTGACCAGGGCGGCGTGGAAACGTTGGAGATTGTAGCCCAGGACGGCAATAGCATATTGAAGCGGCGGATCATCGCGTATGCGGCGGGCACGGATTACGCCCTAAAAGCCGGGGTGGCCGGCGATATCATGAAGTCGCTGATACGCGAGAACTACGGAACCCTGGCGATTGAGGCGGAGCGTGATGCTTCACTGTGGATTACCGTGGATCCGGATAATGGGGATGGGGAAGCGGTATTCGGGGATTTGGCCTGGCGCAATATTTGGGACGCGGTGGCACAATTGGCGTCTAATTCAGAACAGGAAGGAATCCGTGTGGTGTTCGATATGGAACGGGGATCGACGCCCGGTCACTTGATATTCAAAACCTACCCCTACTACCGGGGCACGGATCACACCTCGGGCAGTCCCAACCCGGTGTATGTCGGCTACGATTACGGGAATCTGTCTCAGCCGGAATTACTGTTCGATTACTCGGAAGAGATCAATACCGCTTATGTGGGTGGCGCGGGTAGTGGTGACGTTCGGATTATTGAGACGGTCACGGATACCATCCGCGCTACAGCGTCACCCTACGCCCGTTGCGAAACGTTTGTGGACGGTGGGGATAGTTCGGACTCGGTGGCGCTTCAGAATCTTGGGGATACCATCATTTTCAAGGGTCGCCCACGGCTGATCCTGTCCGGTAATATGCTGGACACCAAAACCTATATGTATGGGATCAATTACCGCTATGGGGACCTCGTGACCGCTCAGTACAAGGGATACGCGGTGAATTGTCGCTTGGATACCCTGGTGATTGGCTTTGACCAGGACAACGGCGAGCAGATCACATTACGCCTATACGGAGAGAAGGTACTCTAATGCCAGAGCCGCTTGATATCACCACTGTGCGCAGGATTACGAATCTGGAATCGGAAATTAGGCGATTACGGACCTACGATCATGGCGGGCAGTCGATTGGGGAGGTCATGAGCGCGTATATGTTCCTGCCTGCCCTGCGTGCGTTTTGGCCGTTTTCGTCTCAGGTGTTCAACGCAGGCGGCGTGTCTTATCTTGCGGACGTGTCCGGGCATTCACGGCACATGGCGGCCCGCAATGCGCCCACCTACGGGATTCTGAATGACATCTTGCCGTACGGGATATTTGACCGCGCGTCCTCTCAGTCGTTCAACCGGCCCGATGAACCGGAGATGTACCCGGCCCCCACCTACGGCCTTACGATTGGATGCTGGTGCAGCAATACCGCAGCTCAGGCCGATGGGACTTACCAGGGCCTGATATCAAAATGGGGCACGGTCATTGGTGAGGACAAAGCCGGGTTAGGCATGGATTTCTTCGTGGATCCAGCGACACACTTGACTCATGCCGCTTTCAGGGTTGACGAAACCGGCGTGGGGAATACGGAAGTTGTACACACTACTACGGTCGCGGTCAATAGTTGGCATTTTGTTGCGGGTAGATTTACACCGTCAACCGAAATAGCGGTTTTCGACAACGGAGTCAAAGTCGTAAACACGACCAGTATTCCAGCCTCGATCAATCGCCCTGACAAAGACTTCGTGATCGGCGGCTACGATGTAAAGAACTACCTTTCCGGTTATATCACCCTGGCCTTTGTGTGCGCGGATGCACTACCCGACGCAATTTTAGCGCGGATATTCAAAGTCACACGGCATTTCTTTGGAGTGTAAATGTTTGACGTTTCGATCTACCTCAGCCTGATTACCTACGCCGGATTGATCGTACTTATGATCATGCAGATCGTGAAGACGAAACGATGGGGCGAACCCGTGGCATGGCTAATGTTCGGTATTCACGGGTTTATTATGATCCTCACGTTTATTATTGACAATTTTAGCGGTGGTGTTGATGCAAAACTTTACAATCTATGGTCAAACGCAGTTCATCTCCAGGGGATAGCCACTCTCTTGTCGGTTGAGATTATGCGTTATATTCGTATGTCAAGAAGGGGTATTTAGTCATGAATCTATGGGATTTCATTGTAGCGAACTTCGCAACGATTATGGGAATCGGCGGATTCCTTACCGGTTTAGGATCGTTGGGCCGTCAATTTTATTTAGATAAACGGGCTGAGAAACGCGCCAATCAGAAGGCCCCCATCGAAGATACCAACATGGCTATCTCAACATCGAACAGCGCGGCCACGGCGATCAAGAGTTATAGCGATGAAATTTCAGACCTGCGCAAAGAAATGGGCGACATGCGTAAAGAGCACGGCATTGAAATGGCTGAAATGCAAAAGCAGATAGATCGGCTTCAACACGAGATCGACGCGAAAGACCGGATCATTGACGAATGGAGAATCGGAATCGGGCACCTGGTTGGGCAACTCAAGGACCGCAGGATTACCCCGGTATGGCAGCCCGCCCCGGCAAGCGGAATTCAGAACGATAGGCGAAAGGACTGGTAAAGATGAAGTATTTGAGGCTGATTGCCCTGGCTATTGCGATGGGGTATGCAGTACAGAAAGGAACGTATAGTAAAACCCTGGTATTCCAGGATCGTTGGGCCAATATCATCCGGCACACGATTGGCGTACTGGCGGCATTCCCGATGATTTACCTGACGTTTCGGGAATTGAATCAATTCGAGGGCGAAGAGCGCTTGACCCTCGCTTACTTCCTGGCATTCCCGGCATTTGGGTGTGGAGTCGTGTTTGCCAACCTGACAGACCACCCCGATATTTTAGACTCAGAAAGGAAAGGTTAAATATGTGGACTACTGAAACTTTTGCGGCGGCGTGTGGGATCCTGGTGTCCCTGATTGTGACCTTTGTCCCCAAGCTCAACGTCTGGTTTGCATCGAAACCCGAGGACGAAAAGAAGCAGATCATGGCAATGTTGTTGATCGGCCTGGCCCTGATCGGTGGCGTTGCCAGTTGTACCGGGCTGATTGTCGTGCTTCAATGCTCAAAGGATGGAATATTGTCGTTTGCGCTTCAAATTCTTATCCCCGCCCTGCTCGGCAATCAGGCAGCTTACGCGATCACCCCCCTGCCTGACGTGGTGAAGAAAGCTAAACTCCAGGGCAAAATCGACCGGGGCGAAGCTGAGATTGTCAAACTCCACCCCGTTGATCCCTCGTAACTAAATTCCTAACTGGCGGGCCGGGCGGTGACCTAACTCACTGCCCGGTTTTTATTTTCGTAGCACTGCCTTTCGAGTTCATTGCAGTTTTCGCATTGCAATTGTGAATACCAGGGCCGTGACGTTACGATGGGCGGTTTTGCGGTTTTAGACTTCCATATCACCGTGGTAACTTCCATCGCGTTATCAGGGCATGGGGTAAACTCGTGCTGATCTGGATTCGCGTAACCTTTGCAGATGAACGAAAACGAGATTACGGTATCCTTCGCCGGCGTAACCCGGAACGAGTCATCCCATTTGATTCCGCAACGTTCCATCATTTTACCGTAAGCACGACCGAGCGCCTTATCCGCGGCGCTCTCGCTCGTATGCGCGGTCATGGTATGCCAGTCTGAGTCAGGTACGGTTTCATCAGGCTTGACAGGACGGCGGATGTGCTGGAGAAGAAATCGAATAGTCATGATTCCGCCTCAGCCTCACGAATAGCGGTTTTCAATTCGTCCCATGCTGTGACGGATGATATGTTGACGATTTGATCCCATAAGTCCGGGTAATTATCGCGCAGCGTGCGCAGAAATGAAATTTGAAGTTTGCACGCCTCAAGCAGCCTGGGAGACGCAGTAATCAGGCGCATGTTTTTGCGGTCGCGTTCATCTCGGATTGGGCGACAAATTACGGAATTTTCACCGTCCCAGACCCATGCCATGATCGGCGCGTTTACGCATTTCTTTGGGTCGTCATCATCGTTGTCGATTTCCAATCTCCATTGTGTCATGACGATTCCCCCTCAGCCTGAGCGACGGCATTCGTCAGTAGATTGACGATCTGGCGGAGTGGGTACACCCACTCGGGCGCGTAGGGCAATTCAACGTCCGCCCATTCCTCTTGTGCTTCAATCGCCCGCTCAATAGCGTCACGCATGATGGCGATCATAGCTGCGTTAGATTTAGCCAGGGCAGGGGCGATATTGCAGACCAGGGCAACATACTCAGCGCGGGTTTTCTGCTTTTCCAGATCCCCGAATCCTGGGACTGGCTCACAAATTTCAATCCCGATTCCGGGCACCTTACCGAACTCAGGCACGAGCATATACATTGTGTTCCACCCGTTCAAACTATCCGGGCTAAATTTCATCACGCGCGGCATATCCGCTTTGGCGCGCAACTCTTCCAGCTTATCAAGATCGGATTGTTTCATCCTTGCACCTCTTCCCACGTATGCCCGCAATTTGTACAGGCGTACTTTGCAATCACCACGTCAATCGGGAATTCTTCGCCCGGATTCCCGCCCGTTTTCTGCTCAATGCGCATTTCTGGCGATCCGCTAAAAAGAACCTCGCACTCCGAGCAGTAAATCAGATCGGATTCGTAATCACCCTGTTCGATAAAAATTCCATCGCGCCACATGTTTATTTTCCTTCCAACTTCGCCAAAAAATCAGAGATTGACAAGCCTGCATCGGAGTCGATTTCGTCCTTCATTACCGACATTTTACCGGGATTCTGTTTTCCGGTTTCAGCCTCACTCCATCCGAGCGCCACGATTCCATCTCGAATAGTGGCCCATGTAGTCGGGCTGGAGATAAACCCGCCGTTATCGTTGTACCACGCGCCCCGGTTGCGGAGCAGCACGAATCCAACACCCACGCCGTCAACATCCCATTTCATGATCGCCATCCCGCCCGCCGGGCTAACGTAGGTCATGCCTGAGTTTTCGGTATGGTAAGCGATCCCGCGATTGGTAGACGGCTTGTCCAGGCTGGATACCCAACCCTCAACCACGTCAAGACGAGTCGCGGCAGTACTTTGTGGCGGGATCAAAGACCACAATCCCAAGGCGATAACAGCGGTGAGTAAAAGGATAACAGCGATTTTCATTTCATCCTCCATATTCCTGAAACACAAAGCCCCATTTTTCGGAGGCTCCCTGATTACGCCGGGCGCACTCTTCCACGTATTCGGCGTTGGCTTGCAGTTCGGCTTCATAGGCCGTTTGAGACACGACCTCATAATAAGTGGCGGGCAGAGAATCGGCTATGGTATCCTCAATGCCGTTCTCGAAACTAACAACCGGCTTGCAACCGTCAATATCGGTAACAATTCCGATTGTGCCGCCAGTCCGTAATCGGACATAGACCCCGATCTTGAATCCGGTAGCGTTCAATTCGTCCACGATCAAGCGGCACTCGGTTGGGTCAAGTAGCCCACCTGGGGCACATATCCAGCGCGATTCGGCTTTATAGAAAATTGGTTTCATATTCCCTCTATACCTAAATACTTTGCAGAGTCAAGGAATTACTTTCAATGGTTTGCTTGAGATTGAACCGATAATTGCGCCAGCAGAAATCTTCGATCTTCAGGCGGCGAGTCGTGCCGTGATCCTCAATCCAAACCTGCTTAGGGGAAATTTTGGTAATCGTCCCGTAATACGATAAGTTATAACTATCATATTCGGCTTTGTCGCCCAGGTTGAAAGAGGTTTCAAAATCTTGCGTTTTCGGGGTGATAGGTGAACTGGTATAGCCGACTACTACCGTCGCCTTGACCGTGATGTTTTTTCCGGGTTCAATTTCTGCCTGATAGTCCGTACCGCCACTGTGACAATTTACTGTAATCATCTCGTTCCCTCCAGAACTGAAATTTGTTTCTAGTTCAATAATACATCCGTTATATTAGAAATAGATTAAAATTATCGTTTTACACTGTCATAAATGGACAGTGAGAATCGTCCTTATTTCAAGTCTGGGTAGTCTTCCTCCTTCGGCTCTGGCCGGGTAGCGATCCACGATACCCCATCGTTACCGGTGATAAAGTGGCGCGGGCCGGACGTGATCGTGTTGGTGATATCCCGCGCGGCGCATTCGTCTATTCCGTACCGCGTCATCAGCCACGAATCGCACTCGCTTTTATGGGCCATGCGCCCGGCTTTGACCGTCAGGTATTGCCAATCCACGGCGGCGTTGAGCATGATGGAAAACGACTTTTCGCGCAGGGTAGCCAGGTAGCGGTGATGATCTGCAATCATCCGTTGCAATGTTGGCTCGTTTTCTTCCAGCCAGGCGGTGTAAGTTTTCAGAAAGAATTCAGACAGGAACAGCCCATACTTGCACACCGGGCAGCGATTCGCCCGCTTGAGATAATACCGCCCGCTTGAATACTCCGTATGTCCACAGGCGGATCGGGTACAGGTGAACCACGCCCCATTCGCAATTTCAAACGATGTGAATATTCCGTTACCGACTTTCGTTTTCTTCATCATCCTTACGCCTACCTTTTACCAGATTCCGGGCCTATTTTCACTACTGTGTAAAATCCTGCGTCTATACCGTGAATTTTTGTCTCAGCCCGTCCTGTAGTCTTACCGCTTACCACTCCGCAAGCGTCAAGTATTCACGCCGCTTACATGCCGCTTACAGCCCGCTTACATTGACGCAAGCGGCAAGGCTGAGGACAAAAAAATATCTCATTTTCCGTAGAGACCATACTTGCCCTTGATTAGCCGGGGTTTCATGGGCAGCACACCTGCCTTGTATTGGGCTAACCCGTGCTCCAAAAACAGGCGCACCACGTCGCCCACGGGGACATCCAACTCCTCGGACACGGCGCGAATTTTCGCTGTGACATCGGACGGGATTCCTCGATAGGTGACCACACCCTTCTTGCGTTGTTCGGCTTCCCAACTACGATCACGCTTTGAGCGCGATTCCGCCGGCGGCAGGAATGCCGAAACGGGTTCATCTGAAATTGCAGCGGTGGAAGATCGGCGGGCCATTATTTCACCTCAGCGACTTTGCGCACAAGAGCGCCATACTCGTTGGACGCCCGACTCTTGGGTGCTTTCTCGAAGATGGTCAACCCTTCAGCCGGGCACTCGGAAAGGACAGTAGCCGCGTGAATCGGGGTCAATGTCTGCCCGTTGAATTTCGCGCGGATCTCGTTGTACACGGTAGTCGACTCGTTGGTCCTTTCGTCAAGGAATGTAGGGAGGATTCCAATCAGATGCCCACCCCACCCGAATCGCTCACGTAAGACGCCGGCGGTCTCAAGCGTCTTACCGATGGACTCGACCGGGAGGAAATTGCACGAAGCCGGGATAACCAGGTAGTCAGAAGCGAAAATAGCCAACTCTTGAATGCCGCCCAGGCTGGGGGCCGTGTCCAGGATTACGTAATCGAAGCCGCGGCCTTTGAGTAGCACTTGGATGGCTTGCTTGATAAATTCAACCGGCTCACGATTGGAGGTGATGACCGTCTGAGCGGTGGCCGTTTTCTTGCTACCTGCCAGCAGGTGCAAGCGGGGCCGGCTGGTTTCCTGGGCACATGAGTCGTAGGGAGACTCGCTAATCAGCCAGTTGAATACATCGTTGCGCGGCTCCATATTCAGGCAGGTTGCGGCTTGACCCTGGGGGTCAAAGTCGATCAACAGCACTTTCTTTTTCAGTAGGGCCAGCCCGTGGGCCAGACTAACGGCAGTGGTAGTCTTTCCTACCCCGCCTTTTTGGTTGGTGATACAGATAGTTTTCATGGTTCAATTCTCCTAATAACGCCAATTTGCGATTGAGCAGGTAGACACGATCTTACCTGCAACCGTCCATAAATTACCGCCCAGATAACGGGCGTTGTACTCTTTCTTGTTTTTGTCGCCTTCTAGTTTGACAAATACCGGCTTGTCGATTTCAGGCAATCCCGCCCGAATCGCGGAATCATCGGGATTGCATTCTTGTGTCGGATCAACGTTTTGCAACCAAGGTTTATTCATGTTTTTATTCTCCATTCTCAAAACAATACAGGCACAATTCGCGCCCGTTGATACTCAAGAATTCATCCTGAATAACCGCCGCCTCGCAGATCGGGCAGATGACCCGCTCTTCGTGCTGGACAATCGCGTCCGTTATCCTTCGCCCTGTGGGAGTGAAATACAGTTTGACGGCTTTCCGCCGGGGCCTGATTTGTGGCTTGAATTTACGATTCTGTCTCATGGTTTCCTTTCACCCCCCTACTGCCCTCTCCAAACCCCGATTCTAGCTTGCGGGAGCCTAGAGGGGTGTGATTCCTGGAGAGGGGGCCGGGAAAGGGGAGTGGTTAGATAGACGGCACGTCCTGGTCATCTACCGGACCGTAGCGATAATACCCGTTCGCCTTAGCCAGGATTTGCACTACCCGGAAGTTGCCCGGCGTCCCAATGGCGACCATAGATCCGACTGTTACCCCATCGTTGAAGTACGGCTGAATCGGGTGAATTGTGCAATCGTTTTCATCCGCCCAGATGGCCGGGGTAGCCATTGCGATTCCCACCGCGCGCAGGTTTGCGATCCACTGATTCGCGGCGGCCTTCTCGGCCTGGAATAACTCATTCTGCCCGCGCTCGAATTGGGCAGGCGATTCGGACGGTACGATACCTTTCACTTTTTCACCTCCCGGGCGTCAAGGGGATGGACGAAAACGACTCGCCCCGACCATGACTCTTCGCAGATGTAATACTTGAGATATGCCCGATTGGACAGGCCACCGGGTTCATATTCGTGTTCATCCCCGTATTCGGTATGGGATACCCAGCTATCTGGCGCGTAGTATTCCCCTTGCCATGCCGCTTTCGTCCCTGTGATTGTCAATGGGTAATCTTTGGAGTAATCGCAATTCTGATACCACGCGACTCTCATGCCGTCATAATCCTGCCCGGCAGATTTCGATCTTTGCCAGCGGCCACGATTCTGGTAATCCACCCAACGGTAGAATTGATCATCCTTGATCCCGAGCGCCTTGATTAGATCGTTCATCTCGCGTTCGTTGACGGTATGATCGAGACGCCCTTCCAGGAACGGAATCCGCATTTTGGCGATATCAAAGATCGGGGCGTCGTTGGGTTCGTAGTAGTACCCCACCCGCGCGATCTGGCGGGCAGTCGTGATCCGCGTGCCAATGGGCAGGGAGGTGACGTGCTTCACCGATTCCCGCTCAGGCAGGCGGTACCACTTGGAACGATCTGGTTCACTGCGTAATTCTCGCATTGCTTCGCCCTCCGGCTTTACTAAGGTTCTCCTATGATATCACGATATACAATGTAATACAAGCCCCCAAACAAAACACCCCGCGATTGGCGGGGTGTTTTGTGGCTGCATGGGCCGGGTTAGGGCTGGGCGGCCTGTTCGATTTCGCCGGCGATCTTGTGAAGCAGGGCGGCAATTTCGGACAGACTGTCAGTGACCAGCAGTCGCCGGGTGGAATCGCGATCTGCATTGTCCAGGAAAATAACGAGGTTCGATGCGCGCCGAAGCGTGTCTGACTTCTTTTCCTTGTGACGCAGGGCGATATTTTGGAGCGCTTCATTCGCGCTGGTCGTGAGCGGGAATGTTGCTTGGGCGTTGAACGTTTTTACAGGGGGCATAAGTAGGTATCCTCTCTAGTTTGGAATAGGTTGATATGGAAACATAATACACTATAAAACGGGTGCCGTCAACTATTGACTTTGATCCCGAAATGCCGTAAACTGAAAGCGCACCAACATACGAGGCTTCTGGCGGAGCCGGTGCCAAGGGATGACAGAACAGTTCCCAAACTGTTAGCTGTGGATGACGTGTTAGCCCGCCAGGCGTTGTCCCTCGGTCGTCCCCAGCTAAGAGTTTGGGAATTTTTATTTACCAGGAGGATCAGTGAGCAGAATTTATTTTCACTCAATCGAAGGTGACGAAATAGGGGTAAGAGGATCGGAGCGGGCGTATTTTGGGGGCCTGATTAGCGAGATTGCTTTAGCTGTATTGCAACCCTCTTCGCATAATATGGAACGGTACAAGAAGGTTTTCCCGGCAAATAGTTATGTAGCGCTGAGCGATGAACGCGAATTTGAGCGCAATTTCAGACTGTGGCTTAGGGTTGGTTCTGATCGTGAAGGGTTCTCTATGAACGGTAAGAATATCGACACGTTTGAAGTCGCGCTCAATACGGCTTATGTAGTCGGTAGCGATCCTATCAAACTTGCCACGCGGATCCACGGTCAATGTGAACTTCACTGTTTTATGGAGGGTCCTAACCGGGCGTGGATGGCTGAGATTATCAAAGTTGGACTGAAATCGAAAATTTACCGCGCGAATCAGGGCTGGGAAGAGGTAATCTCTCTCCTGGAGATGACCGGCGATTCTCCCGTGGTACTGAGTTTCAGCGGGGGCGACTCGTTCCCCGACCAGTCATCAGCCGATTACCATAATGATGATTGGTACGATCTGCCCGATTCGCAACGGTGGGAGATGGGTATGGCAGGAATCAGGAAAGAGCGGGGGTTAGAGATCAAGCCGGATAACTGGAATGAATTTTTCTTCTCTCACGGAATCACGGCTTTCGACGTGGTTGAGTACATAAACAGAGAGGGTACCAATGCCTAATATCGACGTAAAGACGCTGATAAATTCAACTGATTTAGTGAATCTCGTTCAAACCATGATGAACGTGAGATTACGCCAGATGGGGCACGAATTCCGGGGACCGTGTCCGATTCATGGGGGCGACAATCCTACCGGGTTTTGTGTGTACCGCTCAAAGAAAACCGGGATCATGCAGTGGACGTGCTTCACTCATTGCGGGGGTGGTGATGCAATTGATTTTGTGATGAAAGTAACCCCCAACTGTGATTTCCCGGAAGCCTGCCGGATTTTGGGTGGAGAGGATGCCGACCCGGTTCAAATTCGGATGTTGGCAGAGCAGCGGGCAGCGGTGGCAGCGAAAGAACTTGAATTTGCGCGGGCCAGGATGGAGAAGGCGAAATTGGATCTCCAGTCGGCAAGAAGATGGGAGGAATATCACGACAACTTGGATCGCTACAATACGCGGGGATTGTGGGCGGCGCGGGGGATACCGCAGGAATGGCAGGAATACTGGCAACTCGGGTACAATCCTGAGTTTCACTTATGGCGCAAAAAGACAGACGGGGATGGGTACGAATCGTTCTGGAAGACGCCCACATTATCAATCCCAATTTTCGCGCCGGGCTGGAAGCCCGTCACCATTCGTCACCGCCTACTCCAACCGTTTGAAGAGAACGACAAATACCGCCCAGACAAAGCCTCCCTGGAATCGCATTCGTTCATTGCGGATCCGGACAGGAATCCGGAATGGGACGGGGAATTCGTGGTGTTTGAAGGGGAGATCAAAGCCGCGGTAGGATTCAAGACGCTGGACAGCATGGAGTACCAGGTGATCGGCGTCCCTGGTATCAAGAGCCTTGAATGCGCAATGCCACTATTGCAGCACGCCGGGCGGGTGTTCATCGGCTTTGATCCGGGCGTAGAGGCGTCTAAGCGTGCGTTTGAACTGGCGAAACGAGTGGACGCGATTCATCCTAATCGGGCGCGGCTGATGCGATTCACAGGGAAGCCAGACGACATGATCAACAACGGGTGGATGGACAAATCAGATTTACACGCCATGATGCGCGGGGCTGTGACGCCCAGCTATTTCTAATTTCGGAGGGAACATGTTGACATGGTACGAGGACAGAAACCAAAAAATATATCAACTTTTCAAGGCGGGCACGCCCACTGAAAAAATTGCAGATCGTTGGCTGATTAGCCAGTCGTGGGTACTCAGGATCGTGGAAAATCAGAAGAAAATCGAATCGAAGGCAGGGAGCAAACAGTGAAATCAATATCAGACTCAGAACTAAATACAATCCCAATTACAACAACCCCGTGGCATAACTCGAAAAAGCCGCGCGTTCATTGCTTACCGGGATGTACTATTTCGGTTGACACCCCGCTCGGCAAGGCGTTCGTGACGATCAACGAGAACGGGGGCAATCAGCCGTTCGAGGTATTCGTCAACACAGCCAAAGCCGGATCGGAAACCGCCGCTGTGTCGGAATCGTTGGGACGCCTGATATCCTACATCCTGCGCTTAGACTCCCCTGTCTCGCCCCGTGATCGGCTGAATGAGATTTACAGCCAGTTGTCCGGCATTGGCGGCGGGCGCTCGTTGGGGTTCGGCCCGAATCGGGTGCAATCCCTCCCTGACGGGATCGCGCACGCGCTGAAAGATTACATTGACCAGCGGGGCGATAACGCGCCGGTGGTTGTTCTGGATTCCGTTGCGACTCAGGTAGGCGTCCCAACCCAAGCACCCATGCCCAAAGGCGCATTGAAGATCGGCGAATTGTGCCCGGAATGTGGGCAGGCGTCGGTGGTCAACGAAGAGGGGTGCCGCAAATGTTATTCTTGCGGGCGGAGCGAATGCTGATGGACAAAATAAACTGTAAGCCTATATACAATTGGACGCCCCATTTCTCAATCGAGCTATCCGGCACATATAAAGTTGTCTGGTTTGCATGGTGGTGCATCTCGTGGTGTGCCCCTGGATTATCCGAATTTCGCGTTTCGTTTATGCCGGACTAGGAGGATAATAATCATGAAACCCATCCAACACCACGCGACTCTGATTGTGTGTAGAGAATGTGCCCGCCTGAAATTAGGCCAGCGCATGGCCCGCACTCAGGCCGAAAAAGATAAATGGCAAAGGCTTATCGACGCCCATCTGACGCCTACTCCAGTCCCTACGGTGGCCCACGGCGAAAATTTACAACAGGGCCATATAATCTGACGTCTACGGCCCTGCGCGGGCCTGAGTTCTCCATTGTAGAAAAGCCTCGGTTATCCGGGGCTTTTTCGTTTGTCGGATAAGATTAGAAATAGATTATAAAATACGTTTTACATTGTAATACGCTAAATTTGTGGTATCATATAAGCACCTCGGTAATTCGGCTGAGGTTATCCGGAGGGATCACGATGTTAGAAAAACTGGAAGCCGCGCTCGTGAAAGTGCAAGGGTATCTCAAGACCAATAAGTACGAAGCCTGTGTCAAATTCGCGTTCAACGTTGAAGGCCCGTTCTGTGGTGATGACGTCAGACTCAACGAATGCTTCAAGCGGATTGGCTACAACTTCACCTATATGGCGTATGAAAACCGCGATAAGAATTTCTACTCCGCCGCGAAATTCATTGAAGCCGAACTGGGTACCGCGATCCACGCTGCAAAGTTGGAGGCGTAATCATGGCAACTTTTGGCGAAAATGCCGCTCAGATCGAATCGAAAGGAAAAGAGGTTCGCTTGTTCGATCTTCTCGATTCGATGCGAATCAAGGCGATTGACGGAATTATGTACGTTGATCTTGGATCAAAGAATATCAGCGTAGCCGTGGCGCTCCGCCTGACATCAGACAAGGCCGGGCATTATATCGTGGTGAACGGGCATTACCTGTACTACAACGGTTTTTGCGCCACGACCGATAACCCGCTGGAATCGTACAAGCAATTCGTAGCCGATATCTGGCCCAAGTAATTAGACCGTGCTGGCCCGGTTGACCAGCACTCCCTGGAGGGAACGATGGCTAAAGTTTGGTTATATGAAACCCCGAATAACAATCATGGGTGCCGTGGTTTTGATGTTGAAATCGAAACCATTGATGACCGTACCGGTAAAATCGTGGATGGGAATTCGTGCTATTCGTGCTGGCAAGTCGGGCACAATAACAGCAATAGCCCGATTGATATCGGCACGATTGTCGAATTGCCGGACGGTGAAACCTGGGATAGCGCGGTTCTGCCTCATGGCAACAGCCATAATGAATTGGTTGACGACCGGGACGATCCGCAACCGGATTGCACCCGCGTTACCCCGTCTATGTTAATCATCAAAAAGTAGGTTGGAGGGAATATTGAACGAAAAAGAATTACGTGAGCAACTGGCGCAAAAACGCGCTAAACGGGAATTGAGCGCCGGCGAGGAAAATTGGCGCGGGGCGAAATGGTGGAAGTTGGGTTTTACCGAAGATCGGATTTTCGAGATCCTGGCATGGCAAGACGGCGGGATGTCGGAATCGGATATCTGGAAGCAGATCGAATCGAAAGGTTGGTAACATGCCCCAAAAAGTGAACTATTCAGCCTATCTCACTCGTAAGCGGGCCGTCACCACGGCGGCCCGCTTAGCCGGGTACGCCCAGCCCGACGGCAAAACCGGATCCATCCGCGCGATGCTGGAGGGAATCGGGGCCGGGGATATCATGTTGATCGAGACGCCCGCCGCAACCGTAGAGCAGATTGCCGCTCGCGTTGACGCGCTCAATGCGATCATGCCGATTGTGCCGCCCGACGCGATTGTACCGCTGGTTCACTACATTGCCGCGCTGAAGCGGGCGGCGATTGTCAAGGGGATGGTGAAATCGTGAATTATGAATTATTCCACGGTGACGCGCTTGAATTCATGAAGAAAATGGATTCGAGTAGCGTTGACCATATCATTACAGATCCGCCATACGATGAACGAACACATAGCGGAGCGGTTCACTACTCAGGCATGGTACAAATTGGGAACAACGATACTGGCATAGATGAATTCACGGCCCTGCTCGATCCTGGATATCTTGCCGCCGAATTTCTCAGGATATCACGCCGATGGTCTCTTGCATTCTGTACGTTTGAGGACATCAAAAAGTGGCGCGATGTAGCGTGGGAACAAAAGGCATGGGTGAGAACGGGCGTATGGGACCGCGTCAATCCCGCTCCGCAATTTAGCGGGGATCGTCCTTCTCAGGCGTGTGACGCAATCGCAATTATGCACAATCCGAATGTAAAGAAAGCATGGAATGGGGGGGGTAGACCGGGTATCTGGCGATTCGGGGTTGAATTCGGAAAGAAGGAACACCCCACCCAAAAACCGCTTACACTGATGAAAAGATTGATTTGTGATTTTACCGATGAAGGGGATACCGTTTTCGATCCTTTCATGGGCGGGGGATCTACTGGTGTAGCCTGCATGATGACTGGTAGACACTTCATCGGCTGCGAAAAGAAGGCGGATTATTTCGCCATTAGCGAGAGGCGAATCAAAAATGCCGCGCAGCAAATGTTATTGTTTTGAAAGGACGCCCAATGATTCAGCCCGTCACCTTCGATATCCCGCCGCTCAATACCCCGATCATGTTTCTAGCCGGCGAGTCCGGGCAGGTGCCCCACTGGTACGCTGGGTTCGCCTGGCAGTCCAGCCTACCCAATCAGCCGTTGAAATTTTATGTGTATTCCTGGTTCCTTGGATTCCCAGCTAATTATCCCCCATTCAACGCCGCGCCGTATCGTGGGAAGTGGTATGTGATCAAGGACCCCGCCATGCTGGCGATTATCAACGGCAAGACAGAGCAGCCGACGCTGTTCGATCAAGTGAATGGATATGTGGAGGAATGATGACAAACGATGAAATCAACCGCAGAATCGCGGAATTGAAATGGGGGGCGGATAAATTGGAAGTCCGGGTATGCAAGTACCACCTTTTCAGTGACGGTGGATATGAGGTGCAATCCAATTACCCGGAATCGTTTGACTGGAAGCGCTACAAAAGAAACCGGGAATACTATAGCGCCCTGTGCTACAAACTTGAAGCCTACATGGCGGATTCCGCTCTCATTTCTGAGAAGGTTCCCATTTGGTCCCCTGTCCCCGATTTCGCCGCAGGCCCATACGAGAATGTGTTCCTCCTGGTAGAGGAAATCGAGCAGGCTGGCTTTTTCGTCAAAATGGTGACGCCGTTCAACCCTGGCGGGCTGCACGAAGCGAAGATCGACCGGCAAGGGTGGGGTGACGGCAATCCACCCGAGCCTGGCGGAATCTGGCGGGGTGAAACATTGAAGCTGGCATTGTGCGCGGCTTACATTGGGTGGAAGGAAACGGGCACGCGGAAATGGAAGTTGCGGATTCCGTCTCTCTCTCAGGCATGGCAGTACATCGACGCCAAAAGCGAACAGGACGCGATCAATAGGACGGCGGACAAGATTGGATCGAGCACAGTTGATTACAGTGATCCCGACTTGTGGGAGGTTGAGCTTGACGATAATAACGGTACTCCACTGTCATAAATGGACACTGCAAAACATGGAGGAATCATGATAACTGCTTACGCCGAAGATCGCCCCTATTGGGATACGACCGTCACCCCCGCGAAATCGCTTGGGGAGATCCAAGAGTTGCTTGAGTCGTTCGGGGCTGAGGCTACGATCATCACCCAAGGCTCCGCCAATGGCTGCTACGCTTGGCTAATTCGTTTCCAGTGGCAAAGCAAATCTTATCGGTTTACCTTCATCCCCCTGGCTTGCCGCCGGCCTGCGAATGTCGGTTCGTTCGGCGGAAAGAAGCGGGCATTTGAAGAGCAGGCCCGATTCCAGATGGGGCGTACAGCGGTTTATTTTGTCAAGGCCATATTGACGGCGGCTGAAACTCAGCCCCAGGCGCTATTCGGCTACATGGAATTGACAGGGATGCGTGGGCGCGTGATCGTAGCCAGTGAGCTTGACGTGGATGAGATGGCCGGGCTATTACCGGGGACAAATGTACTTGAGTTGGGCGACGGGATGGGAGGGTAGAATGCCAACGATCCGCGAGATGCAACTGGGTTTAGTCGAAAACGTCAACGGAATCATAATCGGGGACGTTACATTCCCTTACGAGTTTTGGAGTAAAGACGGGAAAGAGAAAATCCACCACGGCAAGGAATTCTTTACCGGCGATGAAGAGGCGATAGCGTGGTTCAAAGCGAACTACCCCGCTGAGTACGCGAAAGGCGTAGAGATGCGGGTGTTCGATCTGCCGGGAAAATAGGCACCGTGAAACGCTTGCAATCCGGGGCGGAATGGGGTAAAATGATTGTGTTGGGATGGCTACCCAGCAGCAGTACAGTTTAGAAAAGGATTAACGAGAGTGGTGTATTCGCCGCTTTGTTTGTTTACCTCAGGCTTCGGGTTTTCCTGGTCAGCCAACCAGAGTTAATCCTTTTGCCGAAGTCTGAGATAAGCGAGCAAAGCGGTTTTTTATTTGAAAGGATAGGTTATGCTGAAGTGTGATAGTTTGCGATATTCAAAGCCGGGCGGGAATGTCCGGGTGATTTGCGAGTCGGAATCGAACGAGATCAAGCTGTGGATGAATGGGAGACCGTTTCAATGGAATGCAGGGGAGAAAATCACATTCACGCCGGAAGAGTTCAAGGAGTTTATCGAACAAATGACCGAAGTCGTGAATGCCGTTTTCCCAGGAACGATGAAGGAATAGCCCAATGCCAATCATAATCACGAAATACGCCTGTGTCCATTGCGCTAAGGAGTACAAGGTAAACAAGAATGCGCAAAAGCACGAATCGCAGTGCTACCACAATCCAGCGACTCAATCGTGCGTAACGTGTGGCGACCTTATCGCTCAGGATCAAGATCACCATAAACTTATTTTTGGTGAAGATGTCTGCGATAACTCATGGATTCCGGTTTGCGCTGAACGCCATGACCAGACTGATATGGGGGCCGGGGATACTGCAAGCCAGATGCAAACCAAGTGCCCATTCTGGAAACCGCGCGTCAAGATTGGATCGTACCGATTCGGGCGGGTGTTCCTTCAGACTGAAGAGGAATACGGCAATGAGCATTGAAATCATGACAGACGTTTGGAAGAAATCGCGCCAGAGCGGGGCCAAATTGCTTCTCTTGCTGGCTATTGCCGATTCTGCCAACGAAGCCAATGGGTGTACGGCATGGCCGAGCGTAGCAACTTTGGCAAAGAAAATCAGGGCAAGCCCAAAGCATACCCAGGATTTGATTCATGAGTTATGCAAAGAGTCTGACCCTGAGCTTGAGATTGTCAAAGTTGGAGGGGGACGATCCGCGAATGTGTATCGCGTAGTTTCAAAAAATTTAGGCAAAGTTTCACCCCTCCCCTGTAGCACCCCCCCTCTACAGCACCCCTCACCCCCCCTCTACAGCACCCCTCACCCCTCCCCTGTAGCACCCCCTAATCATAATAGATCCGATAATCTAAACATAAGTTTGGGCGCGAAAAAATCGGATCCCGCGTGCGATGAAAAATCACTGTCCAGTCCAGTTGAGACAATCCAGGAGGAACAACCCATGCAAGACGAATCCAGCCAAATGAACACTGGAAAGCCTTCTTCCACTCAGTCCGATGGAAAGAAACGGGATATTTTAGCCGCCATGGCTGCCAGTCAACCATATTGGGATTATACAGGTATGAATATTTTGCACGTTGAGGACTATTCCGAATCGGTTCGGCCAGTCGTGGCGAAATTCTGTCAATTGTGGAAGATTACCCCGCCGCGCCGGAAAGGAAAGAAAGGCGGAGATTTTATACTTTGGGAACAAAGCGCGGAAGAATTGCGTCAAATTTGCGCTGAAATTGGATTACCTGTAATTGATAAGATTCATGCCGATTGGGATAGACAAATGGTGGAAAATGGCGGAATCCCACGGTGGGTTCCGACAAGTCCTCAGTCCTTAATAAAAACTGCAAGAGGAACGGTTGGACTAATGCGTGTCACTCCTCAGAAAGAAATTAAGCGCGAATCTGATGGAGGATTTTATGCCTAACTCCCAACCCACGGTCCCTGAGCTAAAAAATATGTTTGACGCCGGGCGCATGGTTTACACTCCCCAGCAAACCGCGTTCTACGGTACGGAGATGATTCGCGCTGTACAGGCCGGTAAGTACCGCAGCCTCATTTTCCCGATTGAGGGTATGCGCGATTACGTGGCTCCCCTCATGCCGTTTGAAACGATGGTGTTCATAGCACAGCCGTCCCAGGCGAAAAGCACCATGTTGGATTTTTTCGAGATGGTAGCAGCACAGCAGCTTATCGCCCAGGAGCGCTTTGACGAATGTATCATTCACGTTAGCGTGGAAGAGACAATCGAGGCGATGGCCTTTCGTGGATTCTCGAAGATTGGAGGGGAGAATACCGGAAACATGGCGCGGGGGACGGTCAAGAACTTTGACAATATCCTGATGTCCTCAACCAAGCTGGCGTCCATCCCCATCTTTCGGATTGGGGAATCGAGTATGAGGGAAGACTCGTTCAAAGGCCCGCTCACCCTGTCCAACATCGAACGGGGAATCAAGAAACTGGTTGGGGGTGACATTACCGGGGATGTAGTGAAGCCTGCCGGGATCTTCGTGGATTACCTCCAGGCGCTGCCCCTTGATCCTGAAATGCGTAAGGCGAACATCGAAGTACAGCGCCGCTTGCAGGTGAGAGACGATGTATATCGTCTCCAGGATTGGCCCAAGATTTTCAACTGCCCGGTGGTGTACGCTGCTCAGGCGAAACAGAATATGGAATGTGGTACGGGCGAATGGCAGTTACCCGGATGGAAGGACGGCGAAGAGACTAACGCGATTCCTCAGCGGGTAGATCGTATTATCACCCAATGGCTTGTCAAGCAAACCTCACCGGTGGGCGCTCGTATCACCCACGGCGATATCTCGTTTACGGTTGAAGAGGATATGATCTTTTTTAAAGCCGCCAAACAGCGTGGGGGCCTGCCTGCCGGGCGTACTTTCCCATGCCGGATCAACTACAACGCCGGTACCATCGCAACCGATCCGAGTATCACGGCTAAGAAGTCGGGCAACGTCTGGAATCACATAAATGAGTAGTTGTATTACACTATAAAACGTGGTAAAATAAATTATCTTAGTTCGGAGGGAACAATGGAACCATCTGATAAAGCAACACAAGCGTACCGCCCGATTGACTCTGTCCTGTTTTTGGATTATCTGCAACCCATTCACCATGTTGAGCCGACCCCGACTCATGCCGCGTGGGTTGAAATCGTTGGTCTTATTCAGAAAATGGCGAAGGCCCCCGGTAAGATCATCATGGTACGCGCCCAGGTGCGCAAATGAGGCGGATTCGTACCACGAAACCGAAACCCGCCCAGGCCGAAAAGCGGGATCCACTCACTCATATCCTTGATTATGGCACGATCAAGGATGATTTACTCCGCTCAATCCAGGGCTACACCCTGCCCGCCGAATCCGCGTCTCTGCTCAAATTCTGCGCGGTGGGCCGGTCCCAGGCCGAATCGAAATGGCTGAGGGACCGCGCCCATTCTCACATGATTGAGGACGCCATTGGGGGCCGCGTCAAAATTGTGCTTTACGAGTGGATGTCATTCAAGTTGCCCGGACTGACATATACCCCGGACTACGATTATATCCTGGACAACGGGCGAATCGCGTTCGTTGAAATCAAGGGATCGACCCGTCAGACCAATTACCGGGACGCCCGGACTCACCTGCGCGTTGCGGCTTCACTCAATCCCTGGTTCACCTTCTTTGAGGCGATTGACAATCACGGCGCGTTTGAGTTGGAGTTGATCAAGCCAGACGCCGAATTTATGCACGACATGATTAAGTACCTGGAGGACTAATGGAATACGAACAAAAACTTGACGCGACTCTTGCGTCCATTCGCGCAATGCTTCTCAAGAAGCACCACGACTACGGCGAAACGCCTGGAAAACCTAATACCTTCTAGGATTGCGGCGAGAGGCGGAGAGTAAGTTAACCAGAAACGCTTGACACTATGTTATAAATGATATATAATAAATCTATGGAAATCAAAACATACCTTCTCAGAATGTCAATGGATTTGTATATCCTGGCCCGGAAGCGTGCCCACCAGCTTGAGATGAACTTCGTTCAATATCTCATTCATCTGATTGAGTCTGACGTAAAGAAGGTCTAGTGCTAATCCATAAATCATTCCGCTACCGGATTTACCCAAACGAATCGCAAAAGAAAGCTCTTGCAATTCAGTTTGGGCACGCCCGGTTTGTCTATAACTTTTTCTTAGGCAAGCGGATTGAGTTCTACCAAGAGCACAAGACCGAAGAGAAAAAAGGTCTAACTCTGTACGATACATGCAGTATGCTGACTGAATTGAAGAAAAATTCGGAACATATCTGGTTGAAAGATGCAGATGCTCAGGTTTTACAACAAAGCCTAAAAAATCTGGATAAGGCATACAAGAATTTCTTCAATGGGCGCGGTTTCCCAAAATTCAAAAAGAAAACCGCAAAGCAGTCCATTAGATACCCTCAGCGTTTCAAGCTGGTTGAGAATAAAATCTATGCCCCGAAAGTCGGTTGGGTAAAAATCAAGCTCCACCGACCTATAGATGGCAAGATAAATAATTTGTCAATCAGCAAGACCTCAACGGGTAAATATTTCGCATCTTTTCAATGCGAGATTGAGATTGACCCTCCCCAAAACAGACCAGGCAAGGTCGGAATCGACTTGGGTATCAAAGACTTTGCCGTAACTTCAGATGGTGAGGTAATTCCTAACCCACGATTCTTACTCAAGTCTGAAAAGAAAATCAAGCGGGCTAGTCGAGTCTTGTCCCGTAGAGTGAAAGGTTCATCCGGGTGGTATAAGGCGAAACATAAGTTAGCCTTAGCCCATGAGAAGGTAGCGAACCAACGGGCCGATTTTCTACACAAGACTAGTCGAATGTTTGTCAACCAATACGGTTACATCGCTATTGAAAACTTGAATGTGTCTGGCATGATCAAAAACCACAGTCTTGCCAAACACATCTCGGATGTAGGATGGAGCACGTTTGGGCGACAACTGGACTATAAGGGTCTCTGGCATGGATCTGAAATTGTAAGGATTGGGCGGTTTGAGGCGTCATCCAAGACCTGCTCAACCTGTGGGTACGTGCTCGAAAAGTTAGACTTATCCGTTCGGGAATGGGATTGCCCCCAATGCAACACCCACCATAACCGGGACGGAAATGCAGCAATAAATATTCGTGAATTTTCTATGGCCGGAGCGGCCAAAAGAATCAACGCCGGTGGAGAGTGTGTAAGACCTGCTTGTCAGGCGGTACTCGTGGAAGCCGGAAGCGTTACCCTATGAACGGGTTCGTAGCTCACGGCGAAAACAACCTGGCCCGGTTTGGGGTGCTCGGTATCCTGGTACGCTGCTCGGATAAGCTGGCCCGGATCGAAAACCTACTGAAGCGGGACGCCGAAGTGAAGGACGAAACGCAGGCGGACACATGGCGCGATCTGGCGGGGTATGCGGTGCAATGCCTGATTATGTTCTTTTGGAAAGACGAATCACTAAAAAACGCCGGGGATTACACTTATACGTTTGTTCGGCAAGAATTGAACATCAAAGAGCACGGAGTCGGACATGCTTGCCCGAATTGCGGCGGTCATCTGAATGCCAGTAACATTTCTATCCCAGTGCACCCCGTTTCCGAAAAAGTTGTCTCTTGCGACAACTGCCGCTGGTGCGATTCGACCGTCTTGTTTTGCCGGTTTTGCGGGATTCAATTACCGCACAAAGACGAAAACGGACTGTGGCACAATCCGAATGATAGTCACACATTGAAAGCTGTGGAGTAGTGGAGGGAAGAATGGAAATAGAGAAACTTTTCTGCGATGGGGGATGTATTGACCGGAATCCGAGTGAGTCGGGCGGCACTTGGGCTTACCGCCGGGTGCGCACGGTGGGCGGGGTGGATACGGTCGTATTCGAGGACTCCGCAGTCGTAACCCCGCTGAATGCCGGGATGCCCAAAGTAACCAACAACCTCACTGAAATGCTGGCGGCCCTACGTGGGCTATCGTGCTTACCCCGCGATTGGGCGGGCGATCTGTGCTCAGACTCACAGATCACATTAGGCCGGCTGTTTTGGGGCTGGAAGTGGACGGGGATCCCCTCGTGGATGCACCAGGAATACCAGAAGCAACGGTCACGGTTTACGGATTGGAGCATGATCACCCCGGTACTGCTGGCGGGCCACCCAACGAAGGCGCAATTGACCGCCGGAATCGGACACCACGGCCACCCGGTGAGCATTCACAATGTGGCTTGCGACCGGATGTGCAACGAACGCGCGGCGGAGTTCAAAGGAACGGAAGCATGGATAACCAGAACCGCAACAAAGTAGTACAAACCGCCCGTTTCCGGGTGTGGGTGAACCATTGCGGCCAGAACGGTCGCGGGCTGGAAAAAACGTCGATCATCCTCAATCGCAAGGTTGGATTCGGGAGTGGGTACGACTTCGTTGGGGCCGAAGAGTTGGACGCCGCGCGGTTTGCGGATTGCCCCGCGCCTTACTCGGAATCGACTATTGAATGCTTGTGTAATCTTTTGAAACGGTTATCGCTCAGCAAGGCAGAGAAGAAAGAAATCATGATCGAGGCCATGCAAGCGTATGACGGAGGGTTGATTACATGCTAACCTGCGAACAGATCGAATCGGCGGTGCTGGCCCTCGGGCCTGTTACCCGTGAGAATCATCAGGAGATGGCCGATAAGGTAATTCCGCCCGTCCATACTAATGGCTGGCTGAAAAAGATACCCCGCCGCGTGTGGGATACCTCAATCCCCGAGGTGGCTGAGGCGAAACGGGCGATCACGTGGGAGTCGGGGAATACCTACGTTGACGTGGCTGTTCTACGGGCCGCTCTCAATCAGCGTGATGGAAAGTTAGTTGAAATAGCAAAGGAAAAGGAAAAGAGCAATGGCTAAACCAGCGATGGAAATGTATGTCTGTAAACTTGAAGCCCAGAATAAGGCGCTTGCCGCTCAGGTGTTGGAGTTAGGAAAACACCCCGCGACCCCGACCCCCGTTTCCCAGATCGTGCAAGAGTCGGGTGACGCTATCGCAATGACGGCGCTCGTTACCGAGGGCGATGAAACCCAGGTCAAGATCATGGCGGCTGCGCTAAAGTTTATCGCCTGGATATTGGGCATGAAAGTCGGGGAGTCTCATGGCTAAGATTTACTCCCTTTCCCCTCAGAAATACAGCCCGGAAGTTATCGCGGTTGCGTTCGCCAAGACCAGCCGGACGCCCGACTCCTTCCAGGATAATGCGGATGAACTGAATGCCGCCCAGGCCGCCCGTTTCCATGAGAAATGGGTGTTGGGGTTCGGGCATTCATCTGTTGCGGAGCACGCCGTTTTACACATCGCGGTTGAGGGTATCTCGCGCCTTGCCGCCGAAGAGCTTGAGTCGTGTCGCCTGGCAAGCTACACAGAGAAGTCAAGCCGGTACCAGGTGTTTGACCGCGATCACTACTTCATCCCGCCCGAACTGGCTGGCACGACGGTTGAGCCGTTGTATCATTCCACGATTGGGGCGCTCCTGGATCTCTACCAGGACGCGCTGGCCCCATTCGAGAAGTTGGCAGTCCAGAAGTACCCCCAGGGTGAGGACGAATCACCCGCCGCCTACGCCGCCCGGATTCGCACGAAGGTTATGGACTCCGCCCGCTATGTGCTCCCAACCGCGATGCTCACCAATGTGGGAATGACGATCAACGCCCGCTCGTTGGAGCACACGCTAATCAAGCTGTTGTCCAGTGACCTGCCCGAATCGCGCATGGTTGGGGAGGAAATCAAGCGGGTGGCACTGGATGAGGTTCCGACTCTGGTAAAGTACGCGGAAAGAAATGAGTTGTCAGGCCGCACGCGGGCATTCTTGCGAGAGAAATTATCAAGCGAGATCAAACCGCTAAATTGCGCGGTCGATGTCGATTTGATTCGGGGTGAAAGCCAGAATCGCATGATTAAGAATTTATGCAAGGCGTTTACTCTCTCGAATACAGAGGATTCTCTATTGTCCGGTGGGCCTAATCTTACCGAAGAGATAACCGGGATTGTGATTCCCGCTACGATTCGCACGACCGGGTTCAATTCGTCTATTCCCCGCGAATTCGAGCACATCAATTTCTCATTCGTCATCACCCTTGACCAGGGCGCTTATTACGACGTAAAGCGCCACCGGATGATGACTCAGACACCCCAGCCGCTTCATCCTTTCGCCTATTCCATGCCGCGCATGTTCCACGACGCGGGCCTGTCTGAGCGCTTCCACGAGGCCATGAGGCGCGTTTCTAGCGCATACCAGTCCATTTGTACCTTGTCGCCCGAACTGGCCCGTTACGTCGTGCCTAACGCCTTCCACCGTCGTGTTTTTATCACGATGAACTTCAGGGAGATGTACAATTTCGTCCGGTTGCGGAGCGGCAAGAATGGGCACCCGGCTTACCGGGCCGTGGCCCTGGCAGTCAGAGAGGCGATGGAAAGCGACTACCCGTATTTTTACAACCTGCTGAGATTTGCGGTTGGGGATGATCGGAGTAGCGCGGAAATTTGGAATGAATTTTGCTCAGGATCGTATTTTTCGTAGGAGGTAAGTATGATTTTCAAATATCCTGATGATTCTAGCGTAGATTGGGAATGGATGTGTACGGTTTGTGGCACTCGTTTCCCACGGGAAAATAGTAATGTTTGTCCGACATGTGGTGCGTTTAGCATCCAAGCATTGATCACTGAAGGCAAGGCGCAATTGTCAACACACGTAAGAACGCAATGGGAAAAACCGCCTAGCCCGATTTTGGATGAATGCGAAGTTCTGAGCGCAAAAGTGCGGGAATTAGAGAGACGCGTGGACGCCCTGCTCCGCAAGGATACGCCGGAAAGCGGAGCGGAGTGGAACGCGCAATTGTGCAAGCGCCAGGCCGCCCGAATCGCAGAACTTGAAAATGTTCATCTGGTAGAGGATGGGGATTTACCAGCGGCGTGTCATACCGTTTTGATGACAAACGGAAACGATGTTTTCAAAGGGAGTTGTTTTGGTATCACCCATCGCTGGATAAATGAAAACGGGTACGTTGACAATATCGTGGCCTGGATTGAATTGCCTGACTTGCCAAAGCTGGCGGAGCAAAAGCGGGCGAAACGCGCCGGGCAAGTGGAATCGCAACCAAAGCCGACTGACTCCAGCTTGCTTGAAGCCTGCAAACTGGCGCTTGACTGGTTCACCAATGGCTTGCATTTAAGCAGTAGCGATAGGGATAAGTTTATTGATGTGCTGAAAGACGCGATTCAGAAAAACGAAAGGGGCGCGAATGGGTGAGATAATACAATCTATTTTGATTGTGCTGCTTATCCACCTCGTGCTTCAAATAATCATAGGGATCTGGATAATTGTTATTGCTGGAACGGTGGACACCTATGAACAGATTGGCAGGATTGTACTCAAGCCAATTGAGGCGATTGTCAGTTTTATCATTCGCAAGATCAAGAGGAAGGAGTAACGATGGGACAAACTACGATTGGATGGACAGCAACGGTATTGGACAACGGCGAAGTGCTGCCGGGTTATACGTTCTCACCCTGGTTGGGGTGTACTCAGGTCTCAGATGGATGCCGTGAGTGCTTTGCAAAGCGGATGAACGACTCCCGTTTTCATTGGGTTGGGCACATGGAAGGCGATAAATTCATTTCCGGTTGGGGCAAAGGAAAGCCCCGTAAACATACCAGTTACGGATACTGGAAACAACCTTTCAAATGGGCGAAAGAAGCCGTCAAAACTAGCGTCATGCGCCGGGTGTTTGGTGGCGATCTGTGCGATCCGCTCGATTCCGAAGTGCCCCACGAATGGCTAGAGGAATACTGTGACGTGATTGACCAGACTGGCAAGATCGGCGGGCTAATGTGGTTGCTGCTCACAAAGCGGCACGAGAATTTCCACATGCTGCCTCAGCGCTGGCTGGATAACCCTCCGCCTTACGTCCGGCTGGGGGTGACGGCGGAAAACGCCGAATGGGCATACAAGCGGATTCCCGCGCTACGGGCCGCGTGGAAAGGCAAGGCGTTTGTGAGCTTTGAGCCGTTGATTGGGGACATCGGAATCGCCGCCGCTGGGCTGTGGGAGTTCCCCGATATTCACGTGATTACGGGGGCCGAATCGGGCGATAATTCCCGCGTGATGAACCCGGATTGGGCGAATCACGTGTTCGCTTATTGCGCGTCTGAGAATTACCTTCGCAAGCAGGCCGAAAAGATGTACACCGATGGCGGCTTCAATCTCAAGCAGATCCCATTCTTCCACAAGCAAAACGGCGAATGGATCACGGCCCCCGAGTGGTTTGCGATGGGTGGCGATCCCGAAGTCCTGGCGGGCCGGGAATCGACAACTAAGGAAGGCGTGGAATATTTCCGAGTGGGGCGCAAATTAGCCGGGCACATGCTGGGCGGCGTTCAAATCCAGCAATTTCCAGATGAGGGTAAATGGTGGTGATATGAAATTTGAAATCGTAAATCCAAGTGACCCCTACACGATGCAAGCGGACGATCTGCGAATCGCCGCGCTGGCCTGTATCTTGTTGGGAGAAGGTAAGTATGGCCTGCGCTCCGAGGACGGGTCAACCGCAATGCCGCTATTTATTTTGGGCGGGCATGACGCTTGGTTTGTGGAGAAATTCGGCGCTACACTCCAGCACGTTTATGACTCCATCGTGGCCGATTCCCTTCCTGCGCTTGCCGCGTGCCTTGAATCCGTCAAGTTGCCTGGCGGGGCGGAGCGATCATCCATGAATAACATCGGCGGGTATGCCGCTGAGATGGCGGTCAGAATCCGGGAAATGATAAAGGGATAGGACAACGAATTCCGCCGGCTGATTAATCAGCCGGCGGATTCTTAGGAACACGAACGATGGGTAGACTTAGTATAACACAATTCGTCAATGGGGTTGAATGTTGTTCTCTAGTGTGTTACAATGTCACAAATTGACAGTGTAATATCGGAGGGAACAACGATGCGTAAAACCTTTTGCCAATGGGAGTCGTTATGATCACGACTCTCGCCCAATTGCCCGAATCCACCCAAAACCGCCTTCTCCACTTGCGCGATACGATCACGCGCACGGCCTGGCAGGTTGGGGATATCACCAACGAGATATTTCAATCTGAGCTATCCCGCGACTCAGGCGCGATGATCGGCCCCGTCTACCTGTTTGTAGCTGAGGTAGTCGGCTTATCGGTGCGCACGGTACGCGCCCATGCCGCCGCCGCCGCGTTCTATCCGCCCGCTGAGCGTGAGCGGTATGAGGTGTTACCCCACTCACATCTGGTTTTCGCGCTTGGGTACCAGAACCAATTCGACGCGAAAGGTAATCCAGCCTGGCGGGCGTTATTGGAATCGAGCTTAGATCATTTCGCCCAGACGGGCCGCTTGTTGTCGGTTGAAAAGTTAGAGCACCTCCAGATAACCGGGCAGATCGGCGCTACGAACCCCACCCCGCGTCTGCCTGACCGGGATGAACGTGTGATTGACAATCTCCCTCCCCAACCCACCCAACCGGAATCGGATGAGGAAAGGTACAATCCGAGTTACGACTCCCCCCACCCCGAAGCGGACCTAAACCCGGAAGTCACCGCGGCCACCCGTAAGCGCCGGATGTTGGAAGAGGTGCGGGATACCGTTGTCGATGTGCCCGACGCCCTGGCCCGCCTGAATGCCCGTGTAGCAGAGTTTCGGGGCGACAAACAGATGACTTGGTTAGCTGGTGAATTGGCGCAAATCGCAACCCGGCTACGAACGATAACCGATTCCATTGAAGCATTTTATGATTGAGATTGAAGGTAAAGCATGATCCGAGAGACTCCCCGCCGTCATAATTCCAGTGCCCCTGGCCTATCCCCGGTTATCATCTGTTCGATTGCCGGGGCGATCTGTTATGTGCTCGGGGAACGTTCGATTGAGGCGGGCGATAAGTGGCTGGCCGGCGGAATTAGTTTTTTGTTCTATGTGTTTGTTGGAATCGCGGCGTTCTACCTGTTCGACTGGCTGGCGTACAAGTTAGTTATCCGTTTGCGAGATTTCACCTATGCCTGGATCAACGGCGAATACGAATTGAACGAGAGTCGCCGGCGCGTGTTGATCGAATTGAAGTCGATGGACACTGAGCATATCGCCGCTATGGGGCGCTACCGTGCGACATTAGGGGTAATTCCGGGTGACAATCACGGCCCGGCCCATATCGTACATTTCCCCTCGATCAATGATGACGTAAATGGGGACGTGATCTGGGAGTTCGTTACCCAGTTCATCGAATTGGGCAAGTATCCCTACCTAACCCCGGTTGGAAGTTGGAACGAGGGTACCGACGCCCGGCGCAATGCCCAGATCATGACGGCCTATTTCACTGCGAACGGTTACGCGGACGAAGCAAGCGGTCCGAAGCCGGCAAAGTGGAAAAACGAATACCTGTACAAGGTGGCGCTTGTGTCGATTGGGTACCTGAGTGAATCAGAGTTAAAGGAGAATAAACAGTGAGCAAACTTGACGAATTTGTACATAAACTAACTAGCCTTGACGATTTTGGGCTTCGGTTGGGTATGGCTAACGTGAATCTTATAAATCTATCCCCTGATTCCAAAATAGATTTATCTACCATACCGCCCTACGAAACCGACCTGAATTTACTCACCCCGTTTATGGAGGCGTTCGGACTGGCCCTGGTACCCGTGAATAATGGCGGGTGGTGCTGTGTTGACCTGACAACCGACACGATCAACGACTCCGAGGTGGCATTCAACGAAGAGCCGACGTTAGCATTTCACGACGCCCACCCCGCCCGCGCGGTATGTAAAGCGGTAATCCTGGCGTGGTACCTGTTGGAGCATACCAATGCCGGGGGGTAGCACACACGCCGCCGTCACCCTGGCCCTGGTGATTCCCACGGGAATCGTGGTCGGGTCTCAATTCGGTCTGGCCCCCGGTATCGAATCCGCCGCCGGTTGTCTGGCTTGTCTGGCAGTCAACCCGGATTTGGATATGGTTGCCTCATTCCTCCCCTGGCGGGTGCTGTGGTGGCCTTACCGTGCTTTCATCCCCCACCGCTCCCTGCTCAGTCATGGCCCGATTATCGGCACCCTGGCGCGATTCGCCTACCTCTACGGCCTATATTTCATCATCGCCGGACTGGCTGGCCTGCCTATCGTTTCGCCTGACGTTCTGGTATGGGCACTCGTTGGGTTGGGCGTGGGCGATATAGGGCATATCATTTGTGACGCGCTGATGCTCAACAAAAGGCGGGTGAGTCGTGGCTAATGTTACTTGCCTGTTGGGCGATTGCCTGGAAGTGTCCGAGTCGATACTGGACAAGTCTATAGATTCCATCATAACCGATTTGCCTTATGGAGTTACGCAATGTGCATTTGATTCGGTTATCCCGTTTGTGCCCATGTGGGCTATGGTAAAGCGGATATTGAAACCGGGGGGGGTATTTGTTACGACTGCAAGCCAACCGTTCACAAGTGCCCTGGTAATGAGTAACCCGGAGTGGTTCAAATACGAATGGATATGGGAAAAGGATCGTGCAACGGGACATTTAGACGCTGAAAATAGGCCAATGCGAAAACATGAAAACGTCCTTGTTTTTGCAGAGGGTAGCAATCAATATAATCCACAAATTAGACGCAAGCCCAAAGAAAATATTCGCCCCGTAAGCCGCCGCGCTGCATCTGATAATTATGGGGCGTACAAAGAAAGTGCCCCGCGCGGTATCCCGTTGAATATGACATATCCGCAAAGTATTTTGAAAATCAATACAGCGAATAACGATGAACGCGGATTACACCCTAATCAGAAGCCAGTCGAATTGTACGAATATTTGATCCTCACGTATACTAACCCCGGTGATATTGTCTTGGATATTAGTGCTGGATCGGGTACCACGGGTGAGGCTGCAATCAAAACCGGGCGCAATTGCATTCTGATTGAGAAGGACCCCGCGAATTTCGATATCATGCAAGCGCGGATCAAGACTGCCCTATCTCATCCCGCCCTGTTCCAATACGATTCCCCCGCCCCGGCCCCAACTCAAGATTCGTTGTTTGAAAACGCTTGACATCTACATTGTAATATGCTATCCTATGTGAAGCGTGACGGCCCGACATTGCCCAATCGCTTAACGACCAGCCGGCCCCTCCCCGGCTGGTTGCTTTTTGTCTATTGACTTTTCCCTCGTATCACACTATAATTCAAAGCGTAATACATTTCACGTTCGGAGGGACGCATGAGCAACAATCAGATTTACGAACAAGTCAAGAAGATGAAAGTGTCCGAATTCAAGCGCTTTGTTGACGGCGCGATCTGTGACGCTGAGATCGACGCTTTGCGCGTCAAATTTGTCGAATACAGCCGGGATAATGGCTGGCGGTTTGGCGACTGGCTGGAAGCCTGGACTTCATTCGTAGCTTCAATGCCGGTAGAAGGTGAAGAAGATGAAATTTCAAACTGAGATCGGCGCACTGCGTAAAGCCTGCGATTATATCCTGGCCCTGTTCTTTGCCCAGGGTATCAGGGGAGATCGGATTGTCAAGTTTAGCTCGTGGGTTGGGACTATCTCGATCACCACGGCACGCGGAATTCTCGCGTCCGTTGACCTCGAATCTACCTGCGAGATTGACGCGGCTGAATTTTACGTCAGCCTGCCTAAATTCCGCGATGGATTGAAGGGGATTCGCGGGACTCATGCCCGCGTCACTGTAGAGACGTTAGACTCGCTCGATAAGGTGTCTATCCATTGCGGTGCTTACGCCAAAACGGTTAAAATGGAAATCCCGTCCGGGTTCAATTGGTCCTTATTCGACGCTCCAATCTGGGAGATGAAAGTGGACGCTACCTTCATCCGGGATCTGATTGCCTACAATCAGTTTTGTGAGGATGAAGAGGCCCGCCCGTCAATGTCCGGCGTCCGACTGGAAGAGAAAGACGGCGTGGTCAACATGGTTGTCACTGACGGCTATAGCATCGCTTATAGTGGCGCTGGGGCCTGTGACCGTGGCTTCCTGGTGCCCCATTCGGTGATCGACGCCCTGGACAAATTTGGCCCTGTGGGCGGCGCTGCGATCCGGGTTATGCAGGAAAACGCAACAAAGAATCATGACCGGATTATCGAAGTCAAGGCGGACGGAATCACCCTGGCTGACAGGACCTATGACAAATATCCCGCGTGGCGCGAATTTATTTCCAGCCAATTCGCGCACGAAGTGACGATCCCGAGTTACAGCACCAGCACGGTTGTCGATAACGGTCAATGTTGGATCGTCACCAATGATGGCTATTTTGAAGTTTGGGTGGATCACATGGAGCCGGTGGTATCCCTGGAGTGTGGGTATCCAAAGAACGTCTTTCTCGTGTCGTGCTACCTGCGTTATCTCAGCCGTGCCGTTGAACACTGCTCAGGGCGTGAATTCGTCAAGATCGGCACCAACAAGAACGACATCAACGGCCCGTTTTTGGTGAGCGGGAATGGGCGGCAGGTCGTGGTAATGCCGATGGAACTCAACCGCGATAAGATGCCCAAAAACATCGCGCGGGATTACTTCCAGGAGCGGGGCAAATGATCAAGTTTCGTGGTGCTGACCATTTCTGCGGAGCCGGGGGATTTAGTACGGCGATGATTGCCGCGCTCAAAGAGTTGGGCTATAAAGAGGATGAGATTGACCTCGTTGTCATCAACCATTGGCCGCTTGCGATTCAATCCCATACCGCCAATCACCCGTGGGCGCGGCATTTATGCCAGAATGTCGATGCTGTACAGCCGCTAGAAGTTGTTCCGGGTGGGCGGTTGGATTTACTTGTAGCGAGTCCTGAATGTTTGTGGCACTCGAAGGCCCGTGGCGGCAAGCCAATCAATGACCAACGCCGGTCCTCAGCCTGGCAGATCGTGAGATGGGCAGAGACGCTGCATATCAAGAATATCCTGATTGAGAATGTCCGGGAGTTACTTGATTGGGGACCCATTTATCAGGATTGTGATTGTGGCGCGGGGATTGACGCTGATATCAAACTACACACAAAGAAGTGTCGCTACCTGAAGCCCATCCCTGAGATGAAAGGCAAAACGTACCTAGCTTTCATAGGTGCGCTTGAGTCGTTGGGTTATAACGTTTCCCATCGCGTGATTACCTGCGCTGATTATGGGGACCCCACGACTCGCGCCCGCTTGTTCATCATGGCGACATTAGGCCGGCGTCCAGTTTGGCCGGAACCCACCCACGCCAAAACGCCCGGAGTCGGGATGTTCACCCCCTCAAAACACTGGAAGCCGGCGCGGGATATCATCGACTGGACGCTCAAGGGCGAAAGTATCTTTGGACGCAAACACCCATTGAAGCCCAACACCATGCGCCGGATTATGAAGGGCCTGATGAAATACAGCGGTCTGCCTTTCGTGATCGGGCAGCAGTCGGGCGCGGCCCCAAGATCGGTAAGCGATCCCCTCCCAACCGTGGCCGGCGCTGGCGCTATCTCGGTTATTGAGCCGTTTCTAGTTGTCTATCACAGCGACAAGGCAGGTGCAGAGCGCGTCAATTCGGTTGACGCTCCGCTTCCGACCGTGGACACCTCCAATCGATTCGGACTGGTTGAATCGTATATTGTCAAGTTGTACAATACGAATGTGGGTAGTGATATTGATCAACCCCTCCCAACTGTTACCGCAACCGGAAATCATTTGTTCCTTGCGGATCCGTACATCGTGAGTTACTACGGTAAATCGAATGCCGGTAGCGTAGATGAACCACTGCCCACGGTTACGGCCCAATCTCAGCACCTTTACCTGGCAGAGCCTTATATCGTGGCCTGTAATCATGGTGACGCCCCGAATCGGTCCCATTCCGTAGACCAACCGTTTCCGACTGTGACCGGGGTAGACGCATGGGCAATATGTGAACCCTACTTAGTTAAATACAATAGCACTGGCGGGCCTCTAAACCTTGACGATCCACTTGATACCATTTCGACTCACGACCGTTTCGGCTTGGTACTACCCATGATCAACGGCGATAAGGTGCTCGTGGATATCCGTTTCCGTATGCTTCAGCCCCACGAATTGAGCGCGGCTATGAGTTTCCCGTCAAGTTACAAATTCGCCGGGAATCGCGGGGATAAGGTCAAGCAAATTGGTAATGCTGTGCCCGTGCAAACGGCGAAGGCGCTAATCAAAGGGATGTTGGAATAGGAGAACTAATGACTATACAAATTAATTCTGCTGAAGCGGCATTGACAATCCTGGAGGGCTATGTATCTCAGGCTCCCGGATTCGATAAAGATTTACTTGCCGCGTGCGCGTATTTGCGCTGCGTCACCCGGACTCCCGCGCCAGGTGACATCGACTCCCGCCTGGCTGAGATTGAAGCGCGGGCGAATGAGGCCGAACAAGGCCCGTGGGAGTTATCTTTTGATGATGGATATTATATCGAGAGCGAACGCGGTGCTATCGTTGATGATATCGGATCTGCAAACAATGGTTATTTTATCGCCCATTCCCGTGAGGATATCCCGTTTCTGCTGGATGAGATCAAGCGGCTGCGCGGATTGCTGGTAAGCGAGGACGCATTGACCGCGCGAATCAAGGAACTTGAAACGGGGTTACTTGAATCGAACGAGCCGTTTCTCAATCAGTTGTTTCAAAGGATGGCCGTGACCGATGCAAATTCAAAACTTCATCGTAAGGTTACACGATTGGAGCAGGCTATTGCCCGGTTGCTTGCGTCTCTTGAAAAAGCGGGAATCAGAACCGCTTTCGATCTGGCTGTATTCTGGGACCTAAATGATGCGCTGAATGAGGCCGCGTTGCTCGTGGAAAAGAACGCAAAGAATGGGGATGGACAATGACAAAGCCCGCTACCCCGCTCCTGGATAAAATAAATCTCGACTCAACGCACAGACCAGAACGTGATACCGTTTGCCCGGCGTGTGCGCGCGCCTATCTACCCGGTGAATTTCGCCCGGCGGTGAAAGCGATCTGCAATGTCTGTGAAGGCGAAGAAGTGAAGGCCGCTCAAGCTAAGTCCGAATTACTGGCATACCTGGCCTATGCCAAGACCGAAGCGCCGCACAATGAAGCGACAATCCAGGAGCTTGACATTTTGCTTCGTGGCGCTCCGATATCTATCTATCGTTTCAAAATCTCGAAACTGATTTTAGAGATTGAGGACGATATCGAGAAAGGAAAGATATAAATGACCCATCACGCCCACCCCGCGCCCCTCAGATTATGCGCCCATTGTGGCCGGCGATCCACGGTGACTCTTACCATGAAAACGTCAAGACGGCGGAGATACTACCTGTGCGGATCGTGTTTTTGTGGCCTGGATACCGCCAAACTGTTTAGCGTAATCGCTGAGTTTTCGGAGTCGATTCGCCGTGTGTCCGATGCGATTGTTCAGGCGTTCGGCGTTCCTGCTAAATTATTTTAACAATTTTCGCGCGATACGGAGAGCCACCTTGGCAAAGAAAAGTAAACTCAAATTGTGCGCCCGGTGTGGGCGGTATAGAAAATTTCCGTTCTTTGTTGTTCGCAAGACTCCCCGGCGAAGACGGTATTATCTCTGCTCAAAATGCTACGGGCTTATCAGATGGGGTGGCGTCTGGGGTGGCGTCTGGGGTGGCGTTGACTACGCCAAACCAGGATCGGATCGTACCGGGGTGTTTATCAATGGCAGGATCGTAGACTCCCAACCAGGGGAAAGCGTAATTGGAATGGTTGCGCCCGGCATGATCGTGAGGGGCGATCCGGTGTACTCCCCTTCTGTTCTCTCACTCAAACTCACGTTTGACGTGGATACCAGCGCTCTTGATGCCGAATTTGCCAAGCTGAAAAAACACGATGCAAAATAGTGACAAATGTAACCTTGTTTTACACTGTGTTTCGTGCTATCATTAGACCATCTTAGGACGCCGGAGGGCACACGATGGTAGCGAATTTGATGATTACCGAGCAGGATTACAACGACCGGGCCGAACTTATCCAGGCCGAAGTGGAATTACCCGCCAGTATCCAACGGTTGCAGGGCAAAGTGGATGAGGCCCAAGACTTCTTTGACCGGTTCGGATGCCTGAGCAATGATCTTTTCAACGACGCCCAAGCCACTCTGGACGCCGCGAAAGCGGAATTGTCCGCCGCGCTGGCTGAATGGCAAGCCGACCCCGCCGAATACCTGAAACAGACTGATGACGCCGGAATCGAGAGAGACTACGCGGCACTGCGCTGCGAGATGTAACCCAACTGAGCGCCGAGAGGGCGGCGCTCAAATTTCAATCCCAATGGAGGGAACTTTGAGCGATAATCCGAATGCAATTGTATTGAGAAATAGTGGGGACTTTTTGACTCCCGCTGCGTCCCTGGAGACGATGTTGGGGACCTACCAGATCAAGTTGGATTTTATCCACAAGATTCTGGTCCGGGACGTTGATTTTGGCGTGATCCCTGGTACCGGGGCGAAGCCGGCCCTGTTCAAAGCGGGCGCTGAAAAAATCGCCAGTTTCTTTGCGTTGGCCCCAGTGTTTGAGGACGTCACAATCGTGGAGGATTGGACCGGCGCGGATCATAACGGCGAACCTCTGTTCTATTATCGGCAGCGGTGCAAGTTGTACCGGGGCGACCGCCTGATTGGATCGGCTGAGGGTAGTTGCAATTCATGGGAATCGAAGTACCGCTACCGGTGGGTACCCGAATCGGAACTGCCCGCCGGGATCAATAAATCGGGACTCAAAACGAAAGACGGCTCAATCAGTGAAATGACCTTCGCCGTGGAGAAGGCCGAAACGACCGGAAAGTACGGCAAGCCGGCTGAATACTGGAGGCAATTCCAGGACGCGATTACTAATGGAACGGCAACCAAGGGCAAGAAGACGATCAAAGACAAGACTTACGACGTCTGGATTATCGGAGCTACAGTAT